CCCCCCCTTGCTGTAACCCGCATGGTTGCTGGGTTTCCGCCAAGGGTACGGCTAATGTGCGTACCCTTTTTGATGCTTTTTGGCCCCGTTTTCGTGCCTGTACCCACATTATGGGTACCCGCTCCGGACCTGATATGCACGGCGTGCATATCAGGCTGATCTCAGGGTACCCATAATGTGGGTACCCTTTCCGTCTCCATCTAGCCCCCAAACCAAGGCCAATAACCTCTATAGGTGGCCCAGCGAATCTGGCTGCAGGCCGCATGATGCCTGAGCTGGCTGGCCGCTGACCTCCGCCTGACCCGCCCTGACCGTTCGCTGCAGTGGTGCATAGCGCAGCGGGGTAAAAACAGAGAAGAAGGTCAGTAGGTTGCAGCGGGTTGAACGAAGTGGCAGTAGGTAAAGGGCAAAGAGGGTGAGAGGGGGGTCCCTATAGGTATATATAAATATAAGAAGAAAAATATTTTTATATTATATTATAGGGGTCTGTCTCAGAATCGCTCATAACTCTTTGGAGTTGCACCGACTGGATATCTGTGGGGCCTCCAGTCCAGAAAATCTTTCACAAGATGGCACTTTTGCCCCTCGCGCTCACCGTCTGCCCCAGACGTGAATTTTCGCAGTTTTTTGTCCATATTCTGACACTGAAAGCCTCAAACAAGCCCGCAAGCACGCCCAAACCGTCATGTATCCTGCGTGGTTACTGGCACCGACCACGATCTGCTAGCACAACTGGTAGACTTACAATCAAACTGAGCATTAGTCAAACTATCGAATACACTACTAAAATACCAAACTGGCTTGAGACAATTGTGGATTTCCACGAATCTTTCAACTCTATTCAAATACCTTTGGAAGCCGCATTCTTTCGTTTTTCCAAAATCTGTACAACCCTCATAGCCTTAATAAGAATACCTATCAACAACAGGCGTGATCCAGTTCCTGCCTAACTAATGTCCTACATACATTAACCTAGTCCATAAATTTACAAGTGTACTCACTAACCTAAGCAGTCCTCACTTTCAACATAACCTGAAGAGGGTATTTACAACCACGATGTACAAAGGTACATTTGGCACCTCTGTTACACCCTCAGACCACCCATACCAAAGGACCTCAAAATGACCAATCACGACCAACCCACTTCACGACACCAAAACATCTATGTACTATCCGGCAGCTTCATTGCCGACATGGCTCATCACGCACTGAATGACCTGAGCCACATGGAGTGGCACCTGTCCCGGTCGAGCCTCTACCGCATGGCCTATCAGGGCCACACTCCCAGCGCGTCGAAGCTGGTGAAGTTTCTCGACACCTACGCTTCTACAGGACTTGACCCCGCGAGACCCAATTCAAGTCACGAGTACGGAGTGTGGCCGCTGTGGGATAAGGTGGCTGAAGCATTGACCGAGTTCTGGATGCAGTCGGATTGCCGATTTGGCCCTGACCCCATTTTCTCGCAGATCATGGACAGGTGGGTACCTATTCTGCTGGCTAAACCTGAGCTGAAAGAGAAGGTGATCTACCCTCTCGCCCACATATACCCTAGTTATGAAAAGCTGCACGAGATGGGTGCCTGGGACAGGTCTGTATCCCCTTACGATCTGTTGGCAGGTTCTACACCTAAGTGGGTAAGCGGATTCTCAAAGTTTCTGCTGGAGAAATACGCAGATAAGTTCAAGGGCGATCCTGGCGCTCCGGCCCAGATAGGTGCATGGCGAAAAGCAGCATCTACTACCACGCTTTACTCGATGAAGAATCACCACATTGGAAGCGCAACTCTGCAGAATGAGGGGGCAAATCTCGTGCCCAAGAAGGTGCTTGCAGAGAAGGCGGCTAGACTCACTGCACTAGCATTCGGCAGTTCATCCAACCTTCACTGGGAATATGGTACGTCCCACTACAAGGCGAAGAGCTTGCCAGACGAACTGTTCCAGTTTGGTAGATTCGACATCGCATCGCTGCAGCAGGATTTTTCGGCCCGACTACGTTCTGGTCCATTCCCCTGTACGGTGCAGGCCACGTTCACCCCTGAACTTAAACGGCGTTACGACGAGGCACGGAAGTACCGAGCGAACTACCTTGCGTCTTCTCCTAGTGTGTTCGACACAGTAGACGAAATCCTGCTTAACGATCTGTTCTGCTACGCCATAGCCTCCGAGGTGAACCTGAAGTGGACGGACACGCAGTTGTTGGCCATTGCACTGTATTACCACGTTCCCCTCCACTGCCTACTGCTGTGGGTGATGGAGGCAGCGGTTGTGTACCGGAGAAGGTTTGCGACTGACCATACAGTGATGTCGGTGAAGCGAAACATCTGTGAGTTCAGCAATATCAGCTTGCCGGTGTATGACGAGGCGTTTTACCGCCCGTATGCACACTTCACCAATACACTGTCATCAAGCAAAGCATCCCGGTACTGCGATATGAAGGCAGTGGCGGACAGGCTCATTGGCATAGACCCTGACAAGATTCAGCGTGGAGAGGAGCCGGTCGAGGAGCTGTCGGCTTTCTACGAGATGATCATAGGTGCACCGAATAACTACGCCACCAACCCCCTCTCCGACAGGGAGATCAAGCGGATCGAGAACCGTAACGATCCTGAGGTGGTGCGGCCGTCTGACTTGCATGGTTACGACCCTGACGAGGACGATGATGAACCTGCTGTATCGCTGCTGGATGCCCTAGCCTCCTCAGAGGATGACGAGGATGAGGGATTCTTCATCCCCCAGACGCCTGAGGGTGAGCGGTTCCGGCTCCCGAGCAAGGAGGAGTACAAGCCGTTTTGGGAGAAGGATGACGAGCCCCAGCCTTCTTCTCCTTCCTCCGATCCTTCCCCTTCCCCTTCTCCTTCCCAGAGTGACAATGTAACGGAGGATGAGAAATGACGGTCTCAATGGACTTAACAATGATACAGGCAGGTGCCACTCACAAAGACCTGCTTGGCCAGTATTACCAGTTGTCCAGCAGGAAATGCTTTGTGTTTGTGGACAACGAGCATTTCTCGGCGTGGATGCCTTGCGAGGCACCGGAGCCAGAGGAGGTGGTGCCTTTGAATAGTGAGTTGGAGACAAAATCGTGACTACGAACAAAACACCAAGCGCCGAATGGCGAGAAGCAGGTCAAGACGACCCGCATGGAGACCGTTACAGTTGTGAACGAGAGGCGCTGGCACTCGGGCACCTGAGTGATGATCAGCTGGCCAACGCCGTGTTTGCACATAATCACAGAGAACTCGACCTTGCGGCCGTTATGTCCGGTGAGTCCTCTTCGATCACGCTGCTGACTGCGGCAAAACAGCGCATCCGCTGGCTGTCTCGCAAGCTGGTCGCTACGGAGCAAGAAGTCGAGCAACTACACCGCCAGATTGATGCGTTGAAAATGCAGCTCGCTGATAAACAGTATGCTTTTTATCAGCGAGGTAAAACGCTGGACTCGGTTAGACAAAAGCGCGATCAGTTGAAAGCTCAGAACAACCAGCTCAGAACCGCGCTTAAAGCGATGAACAGTCACCTAAACTACATTCCTGCTCTTGATCTTACTGTGGATGAGGTGCTGGCCATGTCGCCCAATCAAAGTCTCGCCGTTCACGATGCCGAGGTGATTGATCAGGTTAAGCGTGCACTATTCAATGAGGGCAGGATTCGAACCTGTATAACGAAATGGGAGTTCGACATTATTGCCAACCAACTCCACCAGCCATCTAATGATGCCAACCAACTCCACCAGCCATCTAATGATGGCTGCGAACTGGAATGTGGTGCCCACGGCACACTCTGCCGGTGTAATGCGGAACAGGCCGAGGAGGGGTATCAATGAATAACGAATTCCCCAACCCCACGCCCCGCATGGTGTTTAGCGCAGCTGCCATCATCTTTTTCATTGTGCTGACGATGTTGGTGCAGATGTGGCTATTCATCCCGCTGTTTGTGGCCGTAATCTACGGCATAGCCTACGGCGTTTGCTCCGTCTTGTATGTGCTTGACCACAACGAGTGGCGACTGTAAACGAACCCACCACTCAACCAAAAGGCTCCCCTTGCGGGAGCAAGGAAACGACCAATGAATCCAATCCACACCCGCGACCTACTTGTTGGCCTGTTCCAGCGCCGGATGAGCATCGACGCCTCAGAGGCCAAGTACGAAGCCCTCTCCGTCGAGGAGGCGGAATTCTTCCTCCTGAACCTCTCACACGGCGACTGGGAAGGTGATTTCGCCCTGTACCAGCAGTACAAGGCCGAGCTGGAGGCGTACTTCGCCAAGGAGATGGACGCCTCCACTCCGACTCTGATGCACTCCGTCAGGGTGATCGCAAAGCCCACTGGCGGACCTCTGTTCTACGACGATAAGCGGGACGAGGAAGGCTACCGCATATACAGCGAGGCTATTGTCACCGCACACGCCGACGAACACCTACAGGTGCCACACTTAGCCGTGTGTACCAACCCTTACATCCCGTTTGTAGAGGTGCGTGGCGGCAAACTGCAAACCTCAGTGTCCGGTGGGTACTTCCACGCCGTACCCACCGACACCCCGCAGATACGCCGGGACGGCACTAAGGCCCGCCTGTTCAAGCGTTGGGGCACTTGCGGGGCCACTGCTGACGGCATGATCAGAGCCAGTGTCGAGGTGCCGCACTGGGTGATTGACGACCGTGAATGCACCCTGGGCTTCTACTAGCCAAAAGGCTCCCCTCAACCAAAAGGAATTACGACCAATGAAATGCTACGCCCAAGTATTCCTCGCTGGCTGTGCCAGCCCAATGCCGGATGACTATGAGGAGTTCCACAGCCTCGCAGATGCCAAGCGCAGCCTACTGCGTCAGCATGACGATGTAAGCTCGTTTGCTGAAGGGCCAAGCGAAATGCTGGTGTTCTTCGGCAAACCGGAAGGCATGTTCCCGTGTGATTGCCTGCCTGACCGGGCTTACCGCACTGGCCCGCGTGGCGGGCTTGTGCAGCTGTCGTGCTGACCTCGACACCTAATTTCCCTTAACCAAAAAGGACCAAACCAATGACAAAAATCTACGTGTGGCCTGACGCCACCTACCTCGACGCTTCCGAGTACAGCGAAGCGGAATTCAGCTATAAAGGTGACGATTACCTCGTCATCGACCTGCAGCAGTTGACAGACGGCCGCATGACCATCTGGGACACCTCCGGTATTCAGTACATGAGGAAGCACCACATGCCAGCCTGCCGCCAATCAGAACTCCTGCAGGCTGAACTCCAGCTCAAGGCAACATCTGCTATGTTCCGCAATTACCGCAACACCATGCGGGAAATGACGTGGGAAATCCCCCATCTCCGCGAGACCATCAAGAAGCTGGAGGCGGATTACGCCCTGGCCCTGCGCCGGATCACGGAGTTAGAGGCATCCCCGCCCTCCGCTGAGGTGCGGCGCCTGAACAAGGAAATGTCCGATGTAATTGCCAGCAAGGATCAGGAGATCAAGACCATCCTGGCCGCTCGGGATCAGTGGGTGAAGGAGCTGCAGGCAAAACTGCGGGAGGCTACCCGGATGCTTAACGAGTCTGAGGAGGTGAACGAGGAGTTGGAAAACCGCATTGCGATACTCTCTGCTCAGCCTCCCTCACCTGCCTTCCAAGGCGACCTGGCCGAGGAGAACCGCCGCCTGAAAAGCCAGCTGGCCGGTGCCACGGCGCGGATCAGGAAGCAGATTGACGGATACGATGCCCAAGCCAAGCTGGCCGAGTGGAAAGGTCGAGCTGAAGCTGCTGAAGCCAAGCTAGAGCACAATGCCGCCATCTCCTCCGACATTGAAGACAACCTGCGCAAAGAGCGCGACCGTTATGCCACCCTCCTCGCCAAGCACGGGGTCTGCACTGACTGTGGCGACATGTATGAGCACCACGAGGACGAGCCTCTGGCGTCTTGTGCATGTGGCACAACTGAATGGCCAGAGGCCCCATTGGCGCCCTACATGCTGCTGCAGCGGGCTCTACGTGAAGCCCGAGATGCCGAGCAACGTGCCCAAGACTTGCGCAATGAGATGGATTCGATGAAGCACGAGATCACTGGAGTGATCAGCCGGTTACAGGAGATTGAGTGATGCCAAACCCAACTGACTCGGTGACCGTGGTCTACCGAATCTCAACCAAGACGGGCCAGCCATACGCTGTGCTGGCCCGCAGTGACTCACCCAGCCACTACCCTTACCTCGGCGTGATCACGCTGGACAAGTGGCCGATGGACCCGAGAAAGGCCCAAGAGGAAGAGGTGGTCTACCAGTCTGGCCACTTCACGTGGTACCGGGATCAAACTCGGGGCTTCAAGTACGAGGAGGTGAAATCATTCCACTGGCTGGCGTGGCGCAAACTGCTCAGCCTCGGTTACAGACCGGAGCAGATCAAGCTCCGCAAGAAGTTGCCTCCTCACCAGAAGGTATTCAAGGGGCATGGAGAACTCGCTGGACTTTGCCCGGCGTGACAATGTACATTTGCACAAATAACCAATAGGTACATATTATGCGTAAGAACATCATTACAGCGCTCGCAGTTATTTCATTCTCCCTGCCGGTAATGGCTGAACCCAAAGAGGAATCCTCCCCGGCTATGACAGTCTGTTCCTCATACAGCTCCATGGCTAAACAGGTCATGCTTTCCCGACATGCCGGGGTGGATATGTCTAGGATGCTGGAAATTATGGCAGATGATGACATAGGGGTGGCTATCGTCATGCGGTCTTTCGAGCACCCTCAGTTCAGAACAGAGCAGGCTATCCAGCGCAGTGCAAGGGAGTTTGCGAACCAAGAGATGTTGACCTGTATGAAGGCTTTTAACAAGTAAGGAACTGAGGCATGACCAACCTCGAATCAGAGTACCGAGTGTTCTTCTCCCGAGCCAGAAAGCCCGAAACCCTCCTGATCATGGTCAAAGGGCAGGCGCGAAGACACCGCCTGTTCTTTGACGAAACCGTGACCGGCTATGCCCGTTCGTCCCGGCGCTATAAGGAGCTGGGTGACCAGCGTGGCGCCGCCCTGTTCGCCGCCGCCCATGAGCGTCTTCAGCGCCTGATCGAGAAAGGTGCCCGGGTAAATCCAGACAGCTTGGTGGGCTGACGCCTGCCGCCTAACCAAAAGGACCAATGACCATGAACATTCAACGACCAGACCATCTGTTCGTCACCTCCTCTGGCGACCTGTACGACACCCGCAAACCTATCTGGAACGTAATGCCGCCGCTGCGTGAGAAGTTCCAGTACCACTTCAACGACATCACCACCCTGTCTCGGCTCAAGGCCACCCTCCGTGCCGGGGAGTTCTCCTGGCCCGGAGGGTACCGCCTCGCTTTCGTCACTCAGGACGGGGGCATCTTGTCCTTCGCCGCCGTCCGGGCTGAGTTCAAGAATGTCGTCTGGGACTTCCAGAACGGGGCATCTACAGGTTGGCGTGTAGTCGGCCTGCTCAACGTGGATGAGACGGAGGAAGCGATTTATTGCGACCACCTGAACATCAGGCTGAACGGAGAGGAAGAGGAGGATGCGGCATGAAAAAGCCAGTCACCCTCGAAGTACACCCCGGCAACACTCAATGCCGCATGTACCTTTGGCCCACCCACATGAGGCCCAATCAGTATCCTTGTGACCTACGTCCCAAGTACGCCCACTTGGCCAAAGAGGTGGGCCTGCTGGACGGCAACCTGCAGATTGTCTGCCTGGATCATGCCCTGCGGCCTTGGGCAGAGGTCATTGCCGGCAGTGTGCCGACGACTATTTTCGAGGGCGAGATCGGCGCCGAAGACTTTGAACGAATTTTTGGAGAGTAGGCATGAACACAATTTCAGTAGGCACCAACCACTTCATCGACGAGAACGCCGCCCTGCGGTACTACCTGCCCTACTACGATGGCAATTACCGGGAAGCCCGGTTCGCAGTGGAGACCAAGATCAAGGAAGGCGAGATCGTCATCGGCCAGCCTCAGGTAGGTGTGGACGAAATCCTCCTCGTGAACAAGCAGGAAGGCCGGTACTTCATCGAGCGACCGCTTTGAGGACTCTTGAGCGACCGCTTTGAGGACTCTTGAACGGCCACTCTGAGGGCGCTTGAGCGACCACTTTGAGGGCGCTTGAGCGCCCACTTTGAACCCTTCCCTAACCAAAAGGAATACGACCATGGAACTCTTTGAATTCCTCCGTAGCAAGGGCTACGAAATATCCCTCACAGAAGACCGTAAGGTGAGCGTGTATCACCGGTTCTGGGCACACGGCCCACGGGTTACGACCTTCAGTTTTGGCGATGACTTCAACACCCACGAAATCTTCACCTCCCATGAGGTACAGAAGTTCCTGCGCGACATCACCGGAGCCCATGAAGTGACTCAGTGGACCCTGGACTGACCGCTATCTGACCAAAGCGCCCGGTATGGTGCCGGGCACCTAACCAAAAGGACCAAGACCATGAAGAAACAAATCTCCCTCTACACCGCCATTCAGGGCGAGTACGAGTTGACCGAGCAAGACCGACAGGAAATCCTCTACCTGCTGACACACCGCTGCCGGGCCAACACAGTGAGACAGATGAGCCTCAGCATCCAGTACATCACAACTCAACCGGCTTGGCCGGTCTATGAGCGCGTCACCAAGGAGGAGTTCTCTGATGGCTCGACCAAGTGGACATTGTGTGCCCGCCAAGACTACGACCAGGATATTCGTGACATCCGTAGCCTGCTGATCAAGGGGAATTGATATGAAACTCGCAATGGCAATCCCGACCTTCACCGGCTTCTACGAGTCCCTGCACACTCATGCGATTGACAGCGAAGTTGAGTCATCAGTGAGTGCGGACAACGGCGGCTTTATCGACGAGAATGACGAACTCGCTGTAGAAGCGAAGAACGCCTTCTACTACGCCAACAGCCTGCTGCAGGACTATGCGAAGGAGTATGTACTGGCGTGGGAATGGCACATCAAGCGTGAACTCGGCTTCGACCTGAAAGCCGAGTTTGCCGAACTATGGTCACCTCGTGAGTACAACTTCGAGACCGACCGCATATTCGTTAAGGTGCCGGAGGAAACGATTCAGCACATGATCGAGACACTGGATCACAATGTCTGGGCTGAGCTGATCAAAGAACGACTGGCAGCGCGGGACGGCTTTGCCCCCTTCTACTCCAACGACGTTCGCTCTGACGACTGGGATTTGACTCAGTACAAGGACTGGGGACCGGCCAAACTGGAGCTGCTATGCGAGGCGTGGCTTCGAGGTAGCGGTATAGACGACTTCAGCACTGTCGAGATGGCTGTGATCGAAGCGATGGCAGAGGCAGGCGATATACACAACGCTGTCTGGAATAACGCACCGGAGAAATGGGTAGAGCTGGTGAACCAGATAGACGCAAGACGGGAAGCAAGCTGAGGGATAGGAGCCCTGACCGCTCAGGCGGTCAGGGTGGTAGATGGCAGACCAGACCACCTAACCGAGTACACGGTTACCACACGTGAAAGCCAATCATAATGTACAAATGTACATCAGTGCAACACTTTAACCATCTGCTTTTGGCAGAAAAACAACCAAAAGGAAATGACCATGACCGATTTCAACCCGAACAACATCGCCTTGGAAGATCACGTTCTGACCCCGGACGGCCTGGCCCTGGTACTCGACATTGATCAGGAGGCCCGTACAGTGCGGGTGATCCACAACAGTGCCTATGCCGGCCCCAACACCAAAGAGATGGATTACACAGTAGAGTATTGCATCACTCAGGTTGAGAAGGTGCAGGAATGGGCCATCATCTACGAGGACAAGTTTGCCAAGCCAGGCGCAATGCCTCGGGTCTACACCATCCGCGAGACCACTGAATCTCAGCTGCCACAGCTGCTGTCCAGTCTGAAAGCCAAACTGCACGAAGAGTACCTGGAGACGTGCAAGACTTGGACGCCAGAGGCATGGCAGAAGCAGTTCAATGCGCCGCTGCGTGACATTTCGAACACTCTGCAGGCCGTAACTATCGAGCAATGGTTTCAGATGGAGCGGGAACACCTGCTGGGCAATGCCGAGCTGCACATGGAGACCTACCGGGAGTTCATGGACGCACTGGAGGTTCTGCCGCCTCAGAAGTGGCAGTGTGATGCCGACCTTGGGTTTGAGCGGTTCCTGATGTCGGAATACTGGACCGGCAGTTACACCACCCAACATGCCTGCGTCACCTATCAAGGCAAGCACATCTGTGCCAGCCGCATGGTCGATGCCCGAGACAAATCCACATGGATCACCCGTGAGGAGGTGTTCTCCGCCTACGCCGATGGGGAGGTGGCCGAAACCTTGTTCAGTGAGAGGGACATCGACGAGCACCTGAAGCGGGCTCGCAAAGAAGCCAAAATTCCGGGCGAAGGGCTCAACTGGCACCGCGATCTTGGGTACAAGGATGAGTATAACCGGTTCGACATGGCTGCGTGTGTAGAGGTCATCGACGGCGACGAAACCTACATCGAGCGAGCCGACGACGTTGATCTGAATCGACTCCATAACGAGGGCCGAATCCATGAGGTTCTGTTCACCCTCTACGCCTACAAGGTGGACGGCGAGTGCGCTGCCATTGCCGACTTCCGCACCAAGCAGGATGCCGAGTACATGTACAACCGGCTCAATGAAGCCCTGGCTGACCCATACAACTTCTGATTAACCAACGCTCCCCGGCCATGTGCCGGGGCATCCCTAACCAAAAAGGACCAATGACCATGGCATATTTCAAAGTACAAATCGAGACCGGCAACGCTGCGTTTGACGACAACGAGCACTACGAGATCGGGCGCATCCTGATCCAGCTTGGCAAGAAACTGCAGCGGGACGAGTTCAGTGAACACTGCAAGCTGTTCGACGACAACGGCAACAAAGTAGGGTTTGCAGAACTGAGGGAGAGCGACTGAAAAAAGCCGGATGGGCTAGTCAGCCCATCCGAATGGAGAAATGTTTAAAGCAAGAATCACAACGAAGAGCTTTCACTATAGGCACAAATGTACAAATGTGCAATAGTGGAACAATGACCAAAAGGACCAAGACTATGATTACTTTCGCAGACGACTACTCAAAATTCGTGTTCAGCAAAACCCTGCAACACATGGCAAATGCCGAGGGTTTCAACGAGCACAGCAAGGACGGCCACCGCACCTTCCTCGACTACGCCACCAACTTCCTGATGATGTGCCATCAAGACGTGAACCTGATGATCAGCCGTGCCTATGTCAGTGAGAACGGCATTGCCAAGGAGATCAGTTTCAAGTGGGACAGCATCTGCACTGAAGGCGTGGACAAACTGATCCACGACCCCGAGTGGTACTACCTCAACCTGAGCAACCACAAAGGTGGTCACCCATTGGTAGGTGCCCTGATCAACCACGGCACAGAAGACGAACCGCAATGGAGCAGTCACACATGAGGACGCTACTCGCCGCCGTGGCGATCTTTTCAGTTGGCCTCACCCCAACAGCATGGACCGAGGACAGCGCCCCGCCAGAGCCTGTTATGGACCCTTGCCACGCTGTTGAAGCAGAAGCGGTTGAGGTGATGAAGGCCCGGCAACTTCGTTGGGAGTATGCGAATTCACCCTTCGCTGAAGACGCCAGCCGGTACCCGCTGTACGCCTACCCTGCAGACCAGAACCGAATCATCCTCGCATTTGCAGACAAGCACCTGAGGTTGTGCCGACTGCAGGAGCACGGCATTACTTCATACGAACCTTGAGGGGTTAAACATGGGTACCGCGATCATAGTTACGCATACAATCAAGCCTGGCCCCTCGGGCTCAATCCGTAAAGTGGTAACGGTTAAACATTCACCACTGAGGCCAGTAGATGCTTTTGAAGAAGAAAAGGCCAACTTGGTAGGATGCTACCCTGAGTTAACTTTCTTTTTGGAAGTTAAGTGCCCAAGACTTAGCAGGAGTTCGTTACTAGCCTCCGTTTTCAAGGAGTTTGCTTCACTGAGTACAGTGAGGGTTGACGACCCTAGACTTTGGGAAAGGCATATTGAAAGAAACTGGGAAATTGGCCATCCATCGTTCCACCACTATGAGGAGACTTCCTGCACAGAACACTATGAGGAGACTCCCTGCACAGAACACCCTACGGCTTTGGAGATAGTGCGGCACCTCTGCAAAAAGCAAGAGGGACACTGGCCTATAGTTTATAGCGTCAGGCACCTGTCTTCAGGCGAGCTAGGCTCAGGTATATCTGAAAATGAATTGGCCAGTTATGTAGCTAAAAATTCACATATTGACTCAAATTGCGTGACTCTGAGAGAGGTAGAGGTCCCATCTTTAGGTTGGCTGAACGGGTGCGGAGTCAAGTTAGCTGACATATCCACGCCAATCAGGTTTTTAAAAAGGTTCAACAGGGACGGGCCTGGTATCTACATAGTTTTTGAGGGCACGACACCGCTATACGTAGGGATGTCAACAATGCTTTCTAGGAGGGTAGGAAACGTAGCACAACACCACAAGCTAAAGCATGTAATGAAGAGACATCCTGAAGCGATGGTGCATATCCATTTTTACGACCACGCCTATGGACCTGAATTGCAGGGCCTAAGAAACCTTGAGAACCGCTTGATAGAGTTTTACAAACCGCTGCATAACAGCGTCAGGGTGTTTGCAGCGTAACCAAAAGACCACCATAAGGAATTACGACCATGGCTACCAAGACCGTAAAAATGCAGCGCACTATCGTTATCAAGCAGGATAGCGACCCGCTGAACCCGCGTGTTGATTACGACAACGTAGGCATCATGGCCTGTTGGCACAGCCGCTACAACCTGGGCGATGTCGAGACCCGCACTCAGGCAGGCAGTGCCTACGGCACCGACGGCCCCTACGAGTTCCGTGAAGCACTGGAAAACGCACTGAACGACATCATGTGGAAGCGCCGGCCGGCGCTGAAGGGCAACTACTCTGCTGACGATGCCGAGGTGCCCTGCCCTCGCGGCTGTTCCGAGCCGGATAGCGCTGGAATGCACGAGGAATCCGAGTGCCCGCACTGTGAAGGTTGGGGCACGACTGAGAACCCCTTCTGGATCGGTGATAGTCCGGCTGATTACGCCGCTGCCCTTGAAGTGTATGACCGCTATGAGCACCTTGTCAGCCCTGACAATCGCCTGATCTACCTGCCTCTCTATCTCTATGACCACTCGGGAATCACCATGTCCACCGGAAGTTTCTCCTGCCCTTGGGATTCAGGTCAGGTCGGCTGGATTTTCTGCACCGGGACCACCGCAGTTGAGAACTGTGGCAACACCCGCCTGACCAAGAAGGTGATCGAATCTGCCCGCAAGCATCTTGAAGGGGAGGTCAAGACTTATGACCAGTACCTGACCGGGCAGATATACGGATTCACCATCTACGAGCACGTCGAGGGCTACAACCCTGAAGGGGGTGAAGAGGTTGGCAGTTGTTGGGGATTCTTCAGCGCCGACTATGGCTCCGACTGGAACGAGATGGGCATGGTGGATCACTGGCCGGAAGACTGGGAGAACTACCGGATCGTTGTGAACGGCTCAGAGGAACAGGAATGGAAGGAGGCGGCATGAACGAGTATGTCGGCCAGGCCCAGCTTAGCTGCGGTGGTGAACTTGTAGAGGTGTGGTGGGAGACGGACGATACATTCTCACTGTACACCCTGGATGATAGCGGCAATGCCACTGGCCAGGCCCAGCATGAAGTGGCCCCGGAAAAGCTGAAATACTACATCATCCTGACCGAAGAAACCGAGGAATGGGCCTTCGATAACGACGTGTTTTTGTGAACAGTCTGTAACCAATCAGCTCCGGCACGGTGCCTGGGGCACAACCAAAAGACCAAAAGGAAACGACCATGAATGCACAACTGGAAATGCTCAATCGCAATCCGAAAACAGGGGTTGCTTACGGCTACATCTCTGCCAACCAGCTGGACCAGGAAGTGGTTTTTGAACTGCTGCATGGTATGCAAGCAGTGAACCATACAGAAAACGAGGTGATGGTTAACTTCGCAGTTAACGAGGGATTCCTTGCCAAAGGTACGTCACCGGAGGACGCGTTCGAGGCAAGGCGCTGGCTTGAAGACAATTGCCAGGACTGGGAAGACGATATTCCAGATACTGAAGAGTGGATCGTCACCGGCACCTACGAAGGTGTTTCTTATCAGTCCAGCTGGCTGGGCGGAGCCCTCAACTTCTGGATTTTCGAGTCCCCCGTCACAACCGACAAGGGTCGCCTGGCCAGCCCCTGTGTACCAGGCGCCTGCATCCTCGACACCCTGGATGGCAGTGAATCCGGCTATGACGTGCCGGCAGAGTGGAGAGCCGACCATGAGTGAGACCCCGAACCTCGATCGCTTCCTGCAAACGAAAGAACTGTGGGAGGAGTACACGGAGCTGAGCGATGAACTGCGCGAGCTGGAAGCCAAAGTGCGCTCAAACTCTTGCAACTTGGCGCTGTACACCGGCCACAGGGTAGGCGACTCCATCCCTTTGGGGAAACGCCGCAGTACGAGTGAGATCGCACTGCAAGGAGCGGTAACAAGCCTTCAGGTTCGCAAGACCGAGCTGGCAGGCGTACTCAGAAACACGTTCCATCTGGAGGTATGACGTATGACAACTGAACAGATAAAGCAGGTGCAGATCGGCATGCTTGAGTCTCTGAAGGTGTCGAAGGCCAGCAACCCAGAACTGCCGTGGGAGTTTGTGATCGACACCTACCTGGCACGTATACAAGAACCTGTTAAACGGGAGAAACGATGCACCCATTTGTAAAAGCCGCGTTCACAGCGAGCGCAATCGTGGGCACCGCAACACTGCTGATGTGGCTCCCTGCCCTATCCCCGTTGGTAAAGACCGGAGGTATGGATGAACATCGACATCGAACTGGAGGCAAGTGACCTCCGGGCGCTGGACGAGCACGACCGGCGCCGACAACAACACCAGTTGCAGCATTGGCATCCTCTCGACCCTGAAAGGTTGGATGCCGATTTTAAAGAACCGCCAGAACAGGAGATCAGTTTGACGTCCTCCCCATCCCTGAAGGAAGGGGATTCCTGGTTGTTGCCTTCCAGTTTCCTGCTTCATAGTCCGCTGCTCCTTGGGATTGCCCGCAGAGGCTGACACAGACTCCACAGGCTTAACCTCCCGCGCGCCCCACGGTAGTTTTCTGCTCGTGCTCTCGCAGCTTGTCGGCACCGGCCAGAATGGCCTTGCCCGCCTTGAGAATGTTCTTGGCAGCGTTGATGTCGCGGTCGTGATGCGCATGGCAGGTAGGGCAGTCCCAGACGCGGACTGTTAGCGGCATGGCATCGGATATATGGCCGCAGGCGTGACAACGCTTGCTTGAAGGGTACCACTTGTCGATCTGAACAAAGTCTCGTCCGTACCACTCGGCCTTGTAACCCAGCATGGTGGTGATCTGATGCCACCCCACGTTGCTGATGGCTTTCGCCAGCGAGCGGTTCTTGAGCATGTTCTTCACTTGAAGGCTTTCCGCAGCTACGACTTGGTTTTCGTGAAGGAGCTGCGTGGTCAGCTTGTGCGCGAAGTCCTGGCGCTGGTCGGCTATCTTTGCGTGGATACGCGCGACCTTGAGTTTCGCCTTGGCCCGGTTGGCTGACCCTTTCTTCTTGCGTGACAGGCTGCGCTGCGCGCGAGCCAGTTTCTTCTCGGACTGCTTGAAATACTGGTGGTTGTTGACCTTCTGGCCGCCGCTGGTGATGACCGCGTGGGTCAGCCCCAGGTCGATTCCTACTTCCTTCTTGCTGAACGGCAACGCTGCCACATCTTCCTCGACAAGAATTGAGATGTGGTAGCGATCCGCGCTGTCCTTGCTGACCGTTACGCTGGAAGGCGTGCCGGTAAAGCGACGGCTCCAGCGGATATCCAACGGCTCTTTCTGCTTGGCCAGTTTGATCTGGCCATCTCGCCAGGAGAACCCGCTGGTGGTATAGCGAACAGACTGACGCGCCGTCTTCTTCTTGAAGGTCGGATACTTGGCTCGACCCTGAAAGAAGTTCTTGAAGGCGGTGTCGAGATTGCGCAGAGACTGTTGCAGGCAGACGTTCGACACCTCTTGAAGCCAGGCAGTCCCCGGTTCCTTCTTGAGCGCAGTAAGCAGCTTGGCGGTGTCGGTATACCCTATTCGCTCCTGCCGTTCGTACCAGGCATCGGTACGCAGCCGCAAGAAGTGGTTGTACACGTACCTCGAACACCCGAACGACCGGGCAAGCTGTTCGGCTTGCCCGGTCGTCGGATAGAAGCGGTATTTGTAGGCACGGTGTACGGTAGTCATGTCCGAATAGTAACTGTGTATATTTAGCCTGTCAACAAGAACCGCTTGCGCGGTTCGCGCTCTCCTTCCCCGTACTTCTAGTACGGGGAAGGAGAGCGCATCTTGATCACTGGCGTAGAACTGTTGAGTAAGGATGGCCGGCAGTTGGAGAAGCATTGTCAGCAGTTGTTGAAGAAGGTTGACAATAGCTAAGGTGCAATTGTACATTTGTACATGAGCACCCTGACATGTGCGACCTCCAAAAGTCCTGGGCTTCGGCCCAGGCACCCACCTTCGACCAGAAGACCATTGGTACAAACTGACCATGAGTGTAACGGCGCATTTGCGGGGTGACAGAGATGTACACCAAAACCGCCGTTACACCGTTACACTGAGGTACATAAGTGATGAACATGCCAAACTGCCGAGTTGAAAACGAAAGGCAAATCATTAGCGACATTGAGGACATGGTGCAGATGGTTGAACTGGAAGCACTGAGCCTCCCTCTGGATTTCATCCCGCCCGGCAAAAAGTACGACGCTGAACGAGAAGCTCAGCAGCGAGTGATCACCGAATTCAAAGCGGCCAAGTACATCGAGTGGATCAAGAAGTTCGCTCCGAAGTATGCCGCCAAGCACCCCTACCTCCATTTCCAGCTTGCCCGCATCTGCACACTGTCACCTGAGTCAGTTGTAAGGGTGGTGCGCAACCTTCGAGAAGGGTTCAACGAAGTCAGTTTTGTAGACCGCGAACGCTACCGGGCAGAGGCCCATGCAGAGGTCGCTGCAGTCCGGATGCTGAGCGTGTCAAAACTGCCGTCGTCAATCCTGACCGGCCAGGGGCAGTAGGCATGGCCGTCTACTCCTATGCCCGAGTTTCTACCGGGACCCAGGGCATGTCCCTCAAGGTGCAAGAGAATACTTTGCGGGCCTACGCCACCACCATGCAGATGGAAGTTGACCAGCACTTCGCTGATGAAGGTGTGTCAGGTTCTGTACGACTGGCTGAACGGCCGGCCGGTGGACAACTTATCAACCTGTTGAAGGAAGGTGACCATCTGCTGATTGCCAAGTTTGACCGACTGTTCCGCAATTCTGAAGATGCTTTGTACTCGATCAACCGGTTCAAAGAGCAAGGCATTCGCCTCTATATAATGGACATGGGTGGCGAAGTGACGGGTGACGGGGTAGGTAAGCTGATCTACACCATTCTCGCTGCAGTGGCTGACTTTGAGCGCAGTCGGATTGCCGAGCGTATCCGAGATGTAAAGGTCGCCCATTCAGAGGAAGGCCGGTTCATGGGCGGTTACGTACCCTGGGGTCACACAGTCATAGAGCTGCAGGGTGTGAAGTACCTGCAGGAGTCTGACTGGTACCAACAGGCGCTTGCGGAACTCGCAGATTTGCATTGGGCAAAGGGTAAATCCACTCGAAAAATAGCCACGTACCTGAGTGAAAAATACGCACCAATATCCCATAACACTGTCAATAAACTATCGCTTTGGTTATACCAATTAATTGACGACTGACTAATGAAACATCTACACTATTTGTACACAGTAGCTAAATGTACAAATAGGCAATAGCTAGTAGGTGTTTCCTTGATTTCGTGTACCAATTTAACCCAGTATCTCGACGGCCCCGGAAGCGTGGAAACCCGCGTTGACGGGTACGGTAGAGTGTGGGCTGAGGTACACGGAAGCGTCACATTCGTAGGTAACACCGACGAACCCCTACCCTACCAACTTGAGGTCTACGGCAATTTCACTGCGGGAGAATCCGACAATCGGTTGCCAAATGTGAGAGCTGACCAGATAGACCTCACCACTGCTACTGTGTCCATGCTGTCTCAGTCAGAATTTCTGGCGAGGGATACAATCTTTATTAAAAGAAGCGAGTTTATTCATCTGTCAAAAAGGACGAGGCGATGTAATAGGTTCAGCTTTACTTAATAGCCTATCTGTCGGATAAGATAGGTACTCGGAGGCCACATGTCAGACACAGCTAACACAGAACTGAAAGCCCTGCTAGAACAGGCGAAAAGCAACTCCAAAGGAGGTAAAGGCGGCACAGGAGCAGACATACGAATACCTGTTAACGTACCAGAGAGCTACAGAAATAAGCTCAAGGTCATAGCCGCCGTAGAAGGCACCACGATGAGAGCCATAATTATTGAGGCACTGGACAAGCTGTTTGAAGAAAGAGCACAAGGTAAACGATAACCAAAAGACCACAGGAGCGACCAATGACTGAGGCCAAAAAACACACTGAAAGAGAAATAGAGACCCTGTTTCTTGCACAGTGGGAAGCAAAGATCGGACAAGGTAGAGGTGGTGCGATAGCCGCGTTCCACAGAATGAGAAATTGGGTGGGTCCACAACTGTGGAAGGTACTTCTGGAGATGGAGCTTACCCAACCTGAATGGAACCACATCATCAACGCGCTGCCGGCCGGAATGGTCAAAGGTATGAGCGGTAAAGCCTTCATTACAGACTTGCTGGTAATAGGTGCGAGACAGTTTTCCGATTTGAAGGATGACGTGTACCTTGTACCCGAACCACCGAGCCTCAAGCCCACTGTAAAGGGAAACGTGGTCCATTTGCCATTTGGCAGGACCCATGAGAAGACTGACAACCCAAATATGTGAGTGCATGAGCATGAGCGCGGCCCAGCAAGGCAAGACCTACACGGTTGAAAGCCTGCTGCCAGCAGTGGAGCGCCTGTTGCTGGACATCGAATCCGTTTTGCCCAGGGACATCGTGGAGTCGTTCAGTCCAATGGATTGGGCAATCCTGATCAGTCACGCCAGACAGCACAACCTGCAACCGCGAGACTTGCTGATGGAAATAATTCACTCTGGAATGGCCAATTCAGCAAGACATGCTATGAACCTGCACAGGAAGAAAACGGCGCAAGCTACAAGGGAAAGCGACAGCAAGCGGCCTCGACCGGTACTCAAACTGGTCAAATAGCCCAAAAACGTAGGGTGGAAAAGTTCGGTTGCAAAATGTACATTTGTACATTATGAACAACCAACACACGAGCCCGCCATGTTTTCATTCGGTCGCAAGTCATCAGAAGTACGGGAAACCCTCTGCGATGAGCTGAAGTTGATAGTAGATTCTGCTATTCAGGTCTACAACTTCTCCATGATTGAAGGTCACCGTGACCAAGAGACCCAAGACCGGTACTTTGCCAAAGGTGTTACCAAGGTAAAGTGGCCAAACGGAAAACACAACACCTACCCATCAGACGCTGTAGACCTATGGCCCTACGTCACAAACCTGGCAGGTATCCGGGTTTCATCCGCCCTCTCCGGGCACCCCGACCAGATCAAAGCGCTTGCCAAAGCCACCGGCAAAACTGAAAAACGCATCTGGGAACTCGTCCTGCAGGAATACGCCACGATGAAGGGGGTTCTCATGGCGTTCGGTAAGGTGCACGGCGTAAAGCTACGCTTCGGAGACGATTGGGACAGAGATCACGACCGTTTGGACCAGTCATTTATTGACCTCCCTCACGTAGAGGTGGTTCGATAATGGCAGGCCCTACTCTATCAGAACACACGACTACCCTTGCAGCTAAAGTTAGCACTGGAGTTTCGTACACAGCCAGTGGTGGACTCACTGCAGCGGGTATGCTGGATTTCTTGAACAACAACGCCCTCGCATTCGGGGTTGTCTTAGGCATGGCAACCTTCTTTGTGAATTGGTACTACCAACGAAAACACCTCAGACTTGCAGAACAGCAAGCCATAGCCAAAAGGAACGCGTATGCTTCACATCTCTATCAAGATCGGGCAAACCCTGAAGATTGACGGTGCCCAATACCAACTCAAAGAAGTGGACCACCTCAACGGTGGTGCAAATCTGAAGATTACTCAGCCAGACAAAACTGAGGAAGATCAGTGGGTGTATATAGGTGGGGACTCAATAGCTATTGATGATTCGTCAGAACTCGCAATGCACTCTATAGCTCCAGACTTTCAGACCTACGCTAAACTGACACTCATCTCAGATCGCATCCACGACGTTACATTCCCGTAACACCTCCGAAACATTATTGCGTTGACTTACTGACGTGCTAACGCTTTAATGTGCCTTTGTACATTTGTACACGACCAAAAGACCAGACCAAAAAGGAACGACCATGACCATCAAACTCAATGATGGGCAGCTTGAGGCTACCCAGAAGATTGATACGTTTCTCAGCACCAAGGTTGTCGAGGGTTTACCCGCCCGAGGCAGTAATCGTTACTTCTCGCTGCAAGGCGGAGGCGGTACCGGCAAGTCCACTTCGGTTTTTCACGTTTTAGAGCCCTACCGTGAGAAAGGCTGCAAGATTCTGCTGTGTGCACCAACCAACAAGGCTGTAAGGGTGTTGGCCAAGATGGCATCCGCATACGGCGTTATGTACGACTGCTCCACCCTGCATTCTGCCCTGGGCCTGGCCGTGCTGCCCAACGAGGAGCGCAAATCCATTGTCCGGGCCGGCAAAGCGAAGATCGGCAACTACGACATTGTGGTAGTCGATGAAGCCTCCATGTGCCCGAGCCGGGCGCTGGACATTCTCGAAGACGCCGTGGTGGGTACCCCAACAAAAATCCTGTTCATGGGCGACCCTTACCAGCTGCCACCGGTTATGGAGCAACGCTGCGAAGCGTTCGATATGGGCGATTCCTACACCCTCACAAAGGTTGAGCGCTACTCCGGTCCGATCCTGACCCTGGCCAACCAGCTCCGCTCCTGCATCGACAACCGCAAGCGACTCCCCGCCATCGAGGAGTCGAGAGGCAGCGATGGTTCAGGTGTGGAAGCCGCGCTCGGACCGGCGTTTGTGAAGCTGGCCCTGGATCGCATTGACCCGGAAGACACCGACAAGTGCCGCATGTTGGCATGGACCAACCGCCGTGTGGACGAACTGAACCACGCCTTCAGGCAACACTGGCACGGCAAAAAGGTGCCGCAGTTCATCGTTGGTGACCGGGTGGTGACCACAGACGTGGTTAAAGATGATGACGGCAACATACTGCTCCCTACAGATGAAGAATGCGTTGTTAAAGCTGTCGAGCAGGACGTGGTGCCCAGCGCGTTCAACAGCTCCCTGCTATTTCCAGTGTGGACGCTGGTGATCGAACCTCTGCACTCCCAGGCAAGAGACGTTGTGGTGCATGTACTTCACCGTAACCACCAGGACGAGTTCTACGGACACCTGAGAGATATCGCTGCCTACGCCAAAAAGACTGGCGACTGGGGGATGTACTGGGAGGTGAAAGAATCTGTCCACCAGGTTAAACACTGCTACGCCATCACGGTTCACCGGTCACAGGGCTCTACCTTCGGCACCGTGTTCCTTGACGTGATCGACATCCAGAAACAGAAAGTCCTGCAGGAGCAATTGAAGCTCCTCTACGTTGGCGCTACACGACCGGCCAACGAGCTGTATGTAAATCGCAAGAAATTTATCGCTGTATAACCTGCACCCCGCATCCAAGGGTGCGGGGCATTAGTGAGTATTGTTATGAGTAACCCTGTCTTCACTCAGCCCAGGTTTGACTACGAAGCCTTTGCTGAGCGGTATTCAAGTGTCGATCCAGGCACAGTAGTGGAAGTCCTTACCGCAGACACAGTGAACGCAGGCCGATCCCGGCAGGTGGGTACCATCCACTACCTGCAGCGTCGGGGCCTTAAACCCCAAGTTGATTTTCAGACCTCGTTGGTAGACCGCAGGCTATTCGTTAAGAAACTCACCGCAACTCAGATGGAGGTTTGACCATGTACAAATACATCCAAACCACCACAGAGAAGAAGACCGCTTGGCGGGCCTGCCCGGACGATAACAAGTGGGCTCACATGATCGAAGCTGCGCCGATGACGACCATATTGGCGGTTGGCCAGATGATCGAATATGCGGAGAACGACGAGGACTTCGACACGAAATCGCTGCGGTACCGAGGGCCACTTTACTTCGACATCGACTCGCAAGACATCAACGCCTCTATCCAGTCGGCTATTGAGCTGTGCTCCCACCTGATGGCAGAGGGTGTACAGCCGCAAGACCTGCAGATTTGGGCCACAGGCAAAAAGGGTTTCCACATCCTGATCGACCAGCAGGTGTTTGGCCAAGGCAAGACCAAGTGCTTTGTCGCCCTGCCCTGGATTTACAGGGAGATGGCACAGTCGCTCTTCGTTGAAAACCTCGACATGGTGGTTTACAGCGGCGGTCGTGGCCGGATGTGGCGTACCCCCAACGTCCAGCGAGAGAACGGGCAGTACAAGGTCCCGTTGACCTTTGCCGAGCTGGAACAGCTCAACCCACAGAAGTACGAAAAGCTGTGCAGTGAGTCCCGCGAGCTTGAGTACAAGTATTCCGGGATGCCATCTCTCGGCCTGACGAACCTGTTCGACCAAGCGCAGAAAGCCGTCCACCAGCAGATCATGGAGTTCCAAGGCCATGAGCAGATAGACGAGGAACTGCTGGCTGAATTCTCTGCAGAGGACGGCTGCATACAGAAACTGATCACCAAGGGCGATAAGGACGGCTCGAACTTCAACCAGGCAGCGATGCAGCTGGCTGCGTTCGTCAAAGTTAAATACACGATTGACGACCGGGACGGCTGGATGGCCCTGGCCAGAACGATGGCCAAGAACGTGACCTCCGGCAGTTACCGGAGCGAGGCTGACCGGTTGCGCCACATCAAAGGGGCCATCTTTCGAGCGTTTAAGGATCAGAACTTCGTCTTCAGCCGCCGAGCCCTGTTCAAGGTAATCCGACCCTGTGGCGACTGCCTCATCTGCAAAACCCAGGACGGCGAATCAGTCGAGATGGGCGAGTTGGACTTCATTGAAGCCAGGCCAACCGGCTATTTTGCGATGTTCAAAGCCGGCGAGAAGCAGCTGACCACCTTCACTATCGAACCTACCACCTTCTACACAGCAGAGACCGAGGAAAGCGGCAAGCTCCGCACCGGGGTATCTGCCAAGGTGCTCTGGCTCAACCGAGAGGGACATTCCTGCAGTCACACCCACATGATTCCAGATGATGCGTGGAACAGCAGGTCCAGCCTGATCAGAGCCATGAATGGTATTGGCAACTGCGCAGTGTACGCAAACGACGCTGAGATACAGCGCCTTCGTCACAGCATTTTCAGAGACATCGACATGATAGGCGAAATTCACGAAGTCAAAGCCAGTGGATTCCACTGGTATCGGATCGGGGCGAGCAAGAGCATGGTGTATGTGGAGCCTTCATTCTCCCTGACCAGCTCGTCAGAGATAGGCACCCACAAGCTGGTGGTGGACAACATCCAGGCCCCACCAACCCTGTTCGCTGCAAGCGGAGTAGAGAACCAGGACCAGGAGATGGCCGACACACTGAGAGCGTTGTGCAAGATCAACGACCCTCATGTAGTGGCACAGTGTCTGGGCTGGACAGTGGCCTGCTTCTTGAAGCAGCAGATCATCACCAAACTGAACCAGTTCCCTCTGCTGAACCTTTACGGCAACGCCGGCTCCGGTAAATCCAAAACAGCGCACCTGATGGGTTACCTCCACGGCTGTGACTACGAAATGCGGGACAGCCCGCTGGACTTGGAGACCACCACGCCGTATGCGATCACTGCAATGGTAGCCAGTTCCACCACTGTGGTGCGCATCATCGACGAGGTGAACCCATCACTGGTGCCGCGCCGGGTGTACGACAAGTTCGTCGGCGTGGCGAAAGCCGCCTGGGCTGGCTTGGAAGAGTCGAAGGGCACCCTGTCCTCCCGTCCTGATCGCGGGGCAGCGGTGAGCAAGGTCAAGCTGACCGGCCCCATCCTGTACCTGTCTGAGCAACCGCCAGAGCGCCCTGCCCTTCGGCAGCGTACCGTGATGGTGGGAATGTCACAGCGGCAGCGAGAGGTGCCGGGGCGCGAAAGCAACTTCATGTATGCGTTCGAGATGCGGCACAGGCTGGCTGATCTGGGCAAAGAGATGGTGGCAACCGCACTGAGAACCACGCAGCGACCGGTGCACACCATTATGGCCAAGTACGCTCCTCGGGTACCTACTGCAGTAGGTACCCGGGCACACTACTCCTACACGGTGGTCCTGACCGGTCTGGAGTGGCTGCAGACGGTCACTGATACGCTGGAGCTGGGTGTACACGATGAGATTCAGGAACTGATTGACGGTCTGTTGGAATGGCTCTGCGAAGAGCAGGACAACATCAGCAAGGAGAAGTCCCGTTCAGAGTCCGATATCGTTATCGAAGCCATGTCCACCATGGCTGCGCAGCCGTCGAGCGTAGCAGAGCGCCTGATACCTGGCCTGCACTACTTCCGACGTGGCAACGAACTGATGGTAGACACCCAGCTGGCGTTCCCGATGTATGCCAAGTTCTCCCGCAGTATTGGAGACCGACCAGTGGTGGCCAACGCCGGGCAACTGCGCACACTGCTGCGTGGAGAGAACTACCACCTTGGCGACGGACCACACCCGACTCGGGAAGGTACATCTGTAACCCGGATGGACCTGCTCGGAATGCGCACAAAGGGCATCCAGATCAACAACTTCCGAGAGGAGGATGAGGAGGGCTACGATGAGTGAAGCCGCTGTGCAACCTGCAGAGACTGCTCTCTATGACCTGATGTGCGGCGTCGGTATCACCGACGCCCCTCAGTGGGCCAAGCAAGTCAAACTGCCATACCAGCCGTTCCCCTGGCAGTTTCAGACGATGCAGCAGATGTTTCGTTACGAGCGGTTCGCTGACTTCTCTGACCCAGGCACTGGGAAGACCTTTCCCATGCAGTTCGCTGCGGTGACCTATGCGTTCTATGGCAACAAAGTGTGTGTGGTGATGCCGCCCACGCTGTGCGGCCAGTTCGCTGAGACGTTCGCTGATTTCTTCGTCGGGATTCACGACCACCTTAAAATCCACCTGCTCGACGAACCTGTCAAAAAGCGGGAGCAATTAATTGCCCAATGGGACGAAGACGGCTGGCCTGACATCCTGATTATGTCCTACGAGATGTTCAGGAAGTACTCAGATCAGCGAAAGACGCACACCAAAATGGTGAAAGAAGAGGGTCGGCCCAGACCCAAGAAGGTCAAAGTACCCAACCCAAACTGGGACACACTGAAACGGGCCGGCTACAACGTACTCATCGCTGACGAGGCCCACGCCTTGAAGAACCCCGGCAGTCAGATACACCAGCGGTTCTGGGAGTATGTCACCGACACGGTGGGCGAGCACATCTTGTACCTGGCCACCGGCACTCCATCCGGCAACACCCCGGAGGACACGTTCGGCTTGATCAGACTGAAAACCCCGGAGGCGTACCCGTCAAAGCGGGCTTTCGACCGGCAACATGTCATACTCGACAATGACAGCAAGTTCAGGCATGTGCTTGGATTCAAGAACCTGGACCTACTGCACGAGAACCTGTATCAGAATGCTGTGAGGGTCTCCAGCGAGGTGTTCAGGACGGTATCAGAACCCCAGATCATTGAGGTGAAGGTACATCTGGAGACCGCTCACAAGAAGCTCTACGACCAGGTGATCAAGCAGAGGATGCTCGACCTGCCAGAAGGCAGAATCGACGCGATCAACGACTCCAAGATGCGGCAGTTGGCGAAGCAGTTGGTGTCCGTGCCAGAGATGTACACTGAGAAGGCACCTGCAAATGCTCTACGTCAGAGCATGGATACAGTGATCGAAGGTATCGACCTGAGCAAGAAGAAGGTCATCATCTTTGCTTACTACAAGGCAACGGTGGCGGCGCTGGCCAAGCACTACGAGCAGTTCAACCCTGCTGTGATCAACGGCACATCTGCAGATAAAGATGCCAACCGGAAGAAGTTTCTGGAGGACGACAGCTGCAGGGTGATAGTGGTCAACTGGCAGTCTGGTGGGGCCGGGTTGAACCTGCAGAGTGCAGCGCACTACATCCTGTTTGCAGAGGTGCCCACGGTACCCAAAGATGCCTATCAGGCCATCGCCAGGGCAGACCGCTCGGGCCAGAAACACCAAGTCATCGCCTATTTCTTCCGGGTGATGAAGACGATTTCCGGGGGGCACGTCCGTACCCTCCTGAAGAAAGACCTCGTAAACAACGAGGTGATGCGTGATAAACGTAAGCTGCTTCACGAACTTATGGGCGAGTAGCAGCGTAATGTGCAAAATATGCACTTGTACATATTGACACAATGTACATTCTGCATTTAAATACTTGTACCTATCGCATTTGACGGTAGGCAAGACGATGAAAATGAAATTGAAAGTCCCTAACCAAAGACCAAAGGTGAATATCATGGCACTTGCAAAACCGACCGTAACCGCGACTGAAGTTGAAACTGTAGTCACTCAGGAAGTTGCACAGGAAACCATTCAGGAAGTCTCCGCAGCTGGTGTTGAAGCCGTTGCTGAGGAAGTTGTAGCTGAAGCAGTCAATGTTGAAGAAGTGAAAGCCCCGGCCGTCCAGGCAAACACCGCAGTAGCAGCTCGCCCTGCCGCAGCGGCGCCGATGCTGGGTGGCTACAACTTCACCAAAGTCGCTGCTGAACAGGGCTTTGAAGGCTTGGAACTTGATGCGTTCTCTTTCCCGGTAATCAACCTGCCTGGTGAAGGCTTCTTCCAGATGTTGGGCGATGACGAATCCAACTTGGGTAAGTCTTTCGTCTTCCAGGCTGAAAGCACTCGTGCTCGTTACCGCATCTCAGAAACTGATGATGACGATGCCGAGCACTACATGACCTACGACGCCACTGGCATGACCAAGGCTGATGGCACATCTGCTGAGGCTATGCTGGCACAGTGGGCTGCTGACTCCGGCGAAGAAAACTACCGTCCCGTCATCAAGAAATACGTTGACGTGGTAGCGACCATCCTTGAAGCAGACCCGACTTCTGAGCAGGCTCAGGAGCTGGTAGGCGAAACAGTGATGCTGTCCATCCCGAAGTCTGGCCAAGGCCGTTTCGCTGGTGTCATGGCTCGCGGTGCCAAGCTGTACGGTGGCTTCGACGCTTTCGAGATCGAAGCATCTGTCGGCAAGAAGGTGAAGCACGGTAACAACGGGTTCTACCCGTGGAACTTCAAACTCGCCAAGTAATCGGTAGAGTTTTTCTCTGACCGGCTTCGGCCGGTCAGAGCCTGAATCACTCGGAGTGTTGGGTCGGAAGAACTTAAACTTTTTCTACTTAACATCTAGTCAGTGTTGTCGGAATAGGCGTTCTGCTTACAGCCGACCCAACACCCCAAGTGGTTCATCTGCCGTTACTCCCTTACCAATTGTTGGTGCGCCGGGCGTTTAAGACACCGGCAGTGTGATCCACTTACCTTTAAAGCCCTCGTAGCTCAATCGAAAGAGCATCGGATTTCTACTCCGTTGGTTGCAGGTTTGAGTCCTGCCGAGGGTGCCAAGGCCCTGTAGCTTATGATAAAGCAGCTTGGCTCATAACCGAGACGACTGGAGTTTGATTCTCCTCGGGGCCACCACCAAAAGACCAAAGGACCAGACCAATGACAGACCCGAACACAGGAATTGACCTTGGCACAGCTGCAGTGTGTGTGCTCGGTGTGACAACCCTCGTACTCAGCGGGATAGCCGCTGACGCTCGAAATAAACTGGTAGATGCCAGGCTCAGAATTGAAGCCCTTACTTCCGACCTGAAGTGGTTCCGAGCTGAGGCAGATACTATCCGCCGAACTCGAAGCCTACAAGCCGTAGCCAAGACAGATAAGCCCGCTTCAGCGAAACACACTGCGACCCGATACAAGCAACCTGCCCGGCCAGTCAGAGTAGCCACTGACACTAATCACAATGCTTCAATCAGTAGTTTCTCTGACGGTGGCCTGGCAATCAGCAGCGTATCGGGCAGTTCGAGCCATTCCTCAAGTTCCTGCGCCTCCAGCAGTTCAAGTTCTTCAAGCAGCTCTTCCAGCTGCGACTGACCAAAAGACCAACCCATAAAGGGATAGACCAATGCGTAAGCAACCACTCTACAAGCCAGAGTCCTGGCTGATCCTTGACCATAAAGCCTGCTACAAACACATCTACCATGCCGGTGGCGACCAGGAGGGTATCTTCTCAGCCGTCCGCGACAAGGTAGTGCCTACCGCAGAATTTACCTTTGCCAAGTTCATTGAACGGTATCTGGAGCCGGCGCTGGCCGAGTACGCTCCCCGACAGATCATCGTGGCCCACGACATGGGCATCAAATACCGCCAGAACCTGCTGCCTGAATACAAGCAGAAGCGTGGCGAGCGGGAGCGTTGCGAGATTGAAGACGAGCAGATGGAGCGTATGCACAAGCTGCTGGTCGAGCTGTACAAGCGCCTGGGCGTCATGCAGGTGGGTGCGGACGGTGTTGAAGCCGACGACGTGATTGCCTACCTGTGCGGAAACCTCAAGGGCATCAAGCAGGTCCGCACCGTAGACTCCGACCTGCTGGCCCTTGTGAACGAAGACACCATCGTCAACCTGAAAGAAGACTGCTTCACCGACGACGACTGGTACAAAGACACCTTCCCGCTCAACTCTGCAGAGAATTGCATCTCGATCAGCAAAGCCATGCTGGGCGACACGTCTGATGGCTACAAAGGCGTCCCAGGCTTCGGCCCTGCCAAGTGGGACGAGCTGGTAAACGCTGTTGGGTATGACGGTATCAAGGAGATCGAAGCGGCAGTGGAGGCCAAGGACATCGAGCCTATCCAGCAAGCGCTGGAGCTGACCGGCCTCAAATCCCTGCAGCTGTTGGTCAACAACTGGGACGAGTTCCGCCGTCAGTGGCAGGTTGCCAAGCTGCACCCAGAACTGTGCTGGAAGCCGGCCGGCAAGAAACTGCCGAAGATGTTGTGGACTCGCCGGGTTGCCGACCGGGTAAAAGTACAGGAGCTACTGGCCTCGGCCAACTGCCAGGACCTGTTCAGCGTGTTTGAACCGTTCCTCCCCGTGGCATACCTGCTCACGCAGAAGGAATACGACCCCGGATTCATTGCAGCGATCAAGAACGAAATTCTGAAATCGCCCTTCGTCACGTTCGACTATGAATCCTGGGATGACCAGCAGTTTGAGTGCTACCGACTGAACGACCCTGATTACGTGGACGTGCTCAGCCAGAAAATCACGGGTGGCGTCCTGACGTTCGGTCAGAACCTTGAATCCTCTGTCTACGTCAGCGTGGGTCACAAGAGCGATCACAACCTACCACTCGAAACCCTGATCGACTTGGTAATGTTCGCCTACGAGAACAAACCTCTCGTTGCCCACAACGCCATGTTTGAGATGACGGTGACCAAGACCAATGCGGGTATCGAGCTGGAAGGCCTGTACGACACCAACATCATGTCCAGCTACGTGGACGAGAACAGCCGCTCCGGCCTCAAGTACCTGAGTAAGTCGATCCTGAACTACGATCAAGTCAGCTACATGGACACCCTGGCAGCGGCCGGCGTCAGCAACATGTCCGAACTGACACCTGAGCAGGTGTTCAGCTACGGCGTGGACGATGGCGTTGTCACTGCCTACCTGTTCGATTTCATGCACATGGTCCTGCAGCTGGAAGGCACCATCGACTTCTACGAAGAGAATGAGCTGTACACAGCCAACGTGTTGATGCAGGCGTTCATGGAAGGGGTGGTGATGGACACTGAACTGATGTCCCGTATCCGCGAAGACGACGAGCGCGTCTCACAGGAAGCTATCGAGAAGATTCGGGCGATCCTTTCAGAACACTGCCTGGACGGCCCACAGCTTGACTACAGCGGCGTCGAGGGTTTGATCGAGGCAGAGAAGCCGATCCAGAAAAAGCTCCTCAGATCGAAGTACAAGAAGCAGGCTGAGGCTGGCAAGAACATGGACACCGAGCAGGCTGTCTGGATTCGTCAGCAGACAGACGCAGCGTTGCAGCGTTGGGAGACCAAGCTGCAGGCGGCAGTGCCTTATGTCCCCTATGGCCGTGATGAGATTCCTCCGGTGTTCACCCCTACGGTGAAGCAGTTTGAGAGAGTCACCAATGCCCTTGGCATGGACCCTCTTGAGAAAGTCACACAGGCTGCTGTATCCGAGTGGCTGGCCAAGCACAGCGTTGATTTTGAAACCGAAGAAGTGATGATGCTGACGCCCCAGCAGCAGAAGTTCGTCACGCTCCTGGGCGCCTCTTCAAAACTGCTGAACAAGCGCGAGGGTGAAGCCTACGAACAATTGTGCGAGTTTTGTGCACAGTTCTTCGAGCCGAAAATCTCGGAGTACGGCGATGAGCTGTCGCTTAACTCACCAAACCAGATGCAGGAACTACTGTACTGCAAGCTGGCTCTGCCGTTACGACTGCGGACCAAGCCTCAGGTAGGGTCCTCGCGCATGAACCTCGGGCTTGAAGGCTCCCCCGGCACCGATGACAAGGTGATCAAGATGGCCTTGGCAAACGACTGCGAAGGCGAGCACGAGTGGAAGGCAGAGGTGTTGAACCTGGTCCTTGAAGCGAAAGCGGCACTCACCCGTCTCGGCCTGTACCACAAGCCGTACCCGAACTGGGTCCGACCGACAGACGGCCGTATTCATCCGTCTGTCCGCAACTGCGGAACGGTGACCCGCCGCCCTGCCGGAGGTGCGCCGAACATCCTACAGGTGTCGAAGGGCGAAACTCGGCGTGACAGTGGACTTCGTATGCGAAGCCTGTTCCTGCCGCCGCACCCTGACTACGTGGCAGTGCCTATCGACTACTCTGGCCAGGAGCTTCGCATCATGGCCTGCCAGACGATGGATACCAACCTGCTGTCAGTGTATGGGGTCACCCGCACTGAGCACGGCACGTACTACCACCGCACTGAAGATGAGAAAGACCTGCACGGCATGACCGCATCAGGGATCATCGGCGTGGATTACGAGACCTTCATCGAAGCCTACAACGATGAAGGTCACGCTAATCACAAGGACTACAGCAAGGTGCGTGGCAAGAAGGCAAAGGGTACAAACTTCGGCCTGTCATACGGTGCCGGGGCCGAAACCCTGTCTCGAAACCTGACAGTGCCGGTCGAAGAAGCAGAACAACTGCTGTCAGCCGCCCACGCCACCTACCCCGGCATCGGCATCTGGCAGGAACGCTCTGCTGACTTTGCCCGTGCCTACGGTTTCACCCAGACAACGTTTGGCACCCGCCGCCACATGACGGATGACATCTTCAGCAAGGAAGCCGGCAAGCGCAGTCGTATGGAACGTCAGGGTGCGAACTTTGAAATCCAGGGCACCGCTGCAGACATGCTGAAGAAAGTCCTGACCGGCATCTGGCAGCGTGGCTTGATCCAGCGCCTGCGGATGGTGTTCTTCGCTCCGATCTACGACGAGGTAGTGTCCTGGGTTCACGTTGATGACGTGTGGGACTACTGCGTTGAGATGAACGAGCTGATGTCCGAGGCCACTCCTCCGGGGCATGTGGTGCCGCAGGTGCCTGAGTTCTCCGTCGGCCCTGATTGGGGCAAGGTGAAAGAGCTGGGACGACTGCCGGAACGTGAGGTGATCGAACAGGCGGCACGAGCGGCCTGGGAAGAAAACCAGCAGCGCCTGCACCTGTGGGAGCGGGCTACAAATAGAGCGGCTTAACGCCGCTCCTTTGGGAGGACGTATGGCAAAGAACAACATAGGCGACTGGTTCCAGGCAGAGTCCTGGGACCGGCTCCGAAAACACTTTGAATCGTGTGGGCTCGTTCACGAATTTGTGGACACCCGCCAAGCCGCCAGGTTCGTCCGGGCTCAACCCTCGGATTTCATGGTGAAGGCAACTCCGTTCTCGCACACACATTTTGTGGAAGTGAAGGCCAGCGAGAAACACAACTCACTGCGTAACTGCTTTCAGATGGTGCGAGACCAGCAGTGTGCCTTTGCACGGAAGTGGTGTGACCTCGGTGAACACTACACCTTCTGGTTCTATTCGGAGCCCCGAAACATGATAGAGGTGTGGGACGGTATGACTCTTGCAGTGTGTCGTGCCCAAGGCACACCACTGCCGAAGTCCGGCCTTATAGACGAATTCCCCTGGGACCAACTTGACCAAAAGATGTTAGAGATACTGACCACATGACCGCACAGACCATGACTCAGCTGGTGAACGCCAGCGAACAGACGACCCTGTACAAGTCCCACGCCAACAGCGTGGGCTACTGGAACATCAACGTCGAGATGCCAGATGGTGGCGACGAGGCATACCTGGTGATCAGCCACGCCAAGACCCTGGATGGCAAGGCGACGGGTAGCCGTGTGCCAGTGAAAGGCAAGAACATTGGCCGGGCCAACGAGACGACTCCCTGGGAACAGGCGATGTCCGAAATGGCCAGCCGCATTCGCAAGCAGGAAGACAAGGGGTACACCCTGGTCATGCCTGAGGCAGGCGCCCAGGCCACCAACTCCCTGGGCCTGGCCAAGCCCATGCTGGCTACCGTGTGGAGCAAGGTGAAGCCTGAGAGCATCGACTGGGCGAACTGTTTCGGCCAGTACAAGCTGGACGGCCACCGGGCGATGTACAAGGACGGAGTTCTCTACAGCCGTCAAGGCAAGGAGATCAACCTGCCTCACATTAAAGACCAGCTTGAGGCGCTGGAAAACAAACTTGGCTACTCGTTGCACCTTGACGGAGAACTCTACTGCCACGGTACACCCCTGCAGCAGATTGGATCGTTGGTCAAACGGCCTCGTGAAGAGTCCACACAGCTGGTGTACCACGTCTACGACTGCGTGAAGGACATGGCGTATGAACACCGCTTGGAGATGCTGAAGGATTATCTTTCATCAGAAGATATTGACGGATCGTTCATACGGTTGTTAAATACTGTAAAAATAACCAGTGTCGCAGAAGCTCAACAGCTTCAAGCCCAAGCAGTTGCGGCAGGTTATGAAGGGGCCATCCTTCGTCACGGTACAGCCGGGTACGAAGATGATAAGCGCAGCCGCAACCTGTTGAAGCTCAAAGACTACCAGGATGCTGAGTTCACAATCGTCGGCGTCACCAAGGGCAGTCCACGCTACTTGGCAGCTGAAGACAGATGGCTTGAGGTAGCTGTGTGGCAATTGGTTGCGGACAACTTCGAGCAGTTTGAGGCCACTGCGCCTGGCGACATGTACGAGAAAGACCGCTGGTGGCAGCGGCGCGATGACGTGATCGGCAAGATCGCTACGATCAAGTTCTTCGCGTTATCTGATGACGGCATACCGCTGCAGCCAGTAGCCCTCGGATTGCGAGAGGATGTCTAGGATTCCGAGGACATCTAAGATTCCGAGAGGACCTTTGATATGTACCCATGCCGCTGCAAACGCTGCAGGGGCCGGAGAAGTTTTAAACGGCACCCCGCAGATTACAAGGTGCCAAAACGCTGTAGCTGTGGCGGTGAATACTCCGTTGACAGCTACAGATTGAGAAAAGAGCACAAGACGACACTTTGCCATTGCGATGCCTATTGGTTCCCCCATCGCAGAGGTTCTGGAACCTGCACTCAGGTTATCAGCCTTACCGGGGTTATTAACCTGGCCGACGTTGACAAAGCGTTCGATGACTTTGATTCATTCAGGAGGAATGCAACGTGAGTAGTACCCCGAATTATGATTTCTGCCGATCAATCAGACTGGCCGATAAAATGGATGTCGTTTTTCTGGTCGATCGGGTCGGCAAGGAGTTCGGAATCACCTTGGTGTACCCAAAGGACAACGGAAGTTTGGATTACCATAAACTGCCTGGCACATATGAGACTCGGAACGAGGCTCTGCGAATGGCGGAAGATCGCCCTCTGGACCTGATTATGCAGGTGCAGTGAAACCATGGGGCCTCTGGCCCCTAACCAAAAGACCAAAGGACCAGACCATGATCGTCATAATGAGTGACCCGCACCTCGGCACGAACCGAGGTGCAAACACAACTGTGGCCAGCCGGCAGCACCTGAAACAGACGTTGTTCAAGCAGCTCGACAACAACTTGAGCACGTACAACGGGCCCGGGGTGACCAAAATTATCGCCGGAGACCTGTTCGACAAGGACACCAACGACGAAGCCGCGATCCTGCAAGGACTGCAGGTTATGCGTAAATGCGATGTGATCCTCGCCGGCAACCACGACCTACCCAACCGAGCCAACAAGGTCAGCACAGTGCAGTTGCTGGACGAGTTGAGCGGATGTGACGGTACCGTTGTGATCCCACCGGTCGGAGGTGTTCGCATCGAGCAAGGCGCTGCCAAGTGTGGCACCAATATCACGTTGATCCCTCACCACGCCACGCAGCAGCTGTTCGACGAAGCTATCCAGGCTGCGCTCAACAACCCGATAGGTGGGCTGGTCATCACCCACTGCAACTTCGACAGTGAACGTGCCACACACGACGATGCCAGTTTGAACATCACCCGTGAGCAGGCACAACAGCTTTTGGATGCCGGGTACGAATACATTCTGAACGGACACGAACATGCCCACTCAACCCACTTGGGTGGCCGGTTCGTGAACCTTGGCAACACTTACCCCACCAGCATGGGCGACATCAGCGACAAGTACCTGTGGACCTACACTCACGGCAAGCTGGAGAAACACCTGATCTGGGACGCCCACATGGGCTACGCCGAGATCGAAATTTCAGGCGAACCTTCAGAGTGGCCAACGCCAAACATCCACAGTGAGTTCGTCGATCTAGTCGGCACCATAGCCCCGGAACACGGCCCAGAGCTGGCAGAGTATGTGACCCGCTGGTTCGATGCCATGGGCAGGTTGATGGTACGCAACCGAGTTGGCTATACCACCGACATTCTGGTGTCAGAGGCCAGTGAGGGCGGCAAGATTCACGATCTTGAGGCGCAGATCAGTTCGGATTTGTCTGGGTCTGACTTGGGCGAATTGTGGAACCATTATCGGGCGGAGGTACAGTGATGGACATTTTCGATTTTGAAGAGTTGGTAGCAGAGATTCTGGACATCACCGATGAACAACGGGAGGACGACGACTACCTCCCCTCGCGGTTCGAGGAGCACTTCGAGATGGATTTTGAGGCAGGGTACAAGTTGGCCAAGGCGCTACTGTTGCACACTACTAAAGTCCAAGGAGGGTTATCTGGGACAGAGTTCAATGCGTTTATCAGTAGGAAGGGCCCGTATATGCTGATGAAGCAGGAGGTACAGTGATGCAAACCCCAATCACAAACCAAGTCTGGCAGCACCACAGCGGGAGACTGTACAAGATCATCTGCGTAGCCAACGAAAAGGCAGAGTCTTGGGAGACCGAGGTGGTGTACCGGGACGTGGACGGCAATGTATGGGCCAGGCCACTTGCAGTGTTTTTGAGGAAGTTCACGCTGTCGCCCACTTTGCCCCCGGTAGACGCTTTTGGCGAGCGAACTCACGGCAGAGTGACGGTGACCAAATCGTATGTCGTACCGGACAAAGACTGACCAAAAGGAGCTAAAAATGATCATAGGCGAGCCGAACTCTACCCATAAAATCCTGGAAGCGGCGTTTAAACAGGTAGAAAAAGAGCACAATGTTCATCTGGAATCAGTGGAGTTTGAAACCAGACAGCTACCCCGAGGCATTGGGGACGAACGAGTCCAGAGAGAGGTAGTGGCAATTACCTGGAAAGCTACATCAGCCTGAAGACTGACCAAAAGACCAAAGGACCAGACCATGAAACTCATCAGCATCGAAGTACAGAATTTCAAGAAGCTGCGCGACTTCCGCGCCGACTTCACTGACGGGCTAAACACTATTATCGGTGACAACTGGGCCGGCAAGACCACCCTGCTCCATGCCGTCGTGACCGGCCTGTACGGACTCACTGCGATCCCCGGCAAGAAAGAGGACATCCCCACATGGGGCCAGAAGAACTTCAAGATCAAGATGGTGATCGAGCACGATCAGGATGTCTACACTATTACCAGAGACCTTAGGAACGGCGCGGTCGAGCTGGACGGCAACATCGTAGCCTCCGGCAACACCACCTGCACCAAGTTCATCGAAGAACTGTTGGGCCTGGCCTTCAAAGACTTCGCGCTGTTCATCCTGTCTATGCAGGGCGAGACAGCCGGCGTACTGACATTCGGCGCTACGGCCCTCCAGAAGCGCGTAGAGGCGTTTTCAGGGGCGGAGGTAATCGACAGTGTGTTGGTTGCCGTTCGTCACCAGATGGGCGTTTTGAAGGCCAGCGCGGCATCATCCGACCCCGAGGCAGTTAAGGCAGAGATCGCCCCGCTGCAAACCCGCCAGGCAGAGTTGGAGCAAGAGATCGCCAAGTCAGAGGGGGAGTTGGACTCACTCTCACGTACCCTCGCCACGTACCGCACTGACGACGACCAGCTGAAAGCGGCCGAGACTTCACTACGGTCGAGAATCAGCGCACTGGAGCGTGAGCAGCAGGAGCTTGAGAACCTGAGGTTCCAGGGTCAGGAGTATCAAACTGCACTCGAATCGGCAGAAGAAGACTTGGCGGCGTTGCCTGAGGTGCCTGACCTAGGCCAAGACGAATCCGATGCCGAGGCTATGCGGAAAGGCGCCAAGGAAGCCCGCAAGCTCGCCCAGCAGTGGCAGAATACACTCGACCGCAAAGCTGAGCTGGAGAAGCAGTTGCCAAAGCTGCGCGAAGCCACTGATGAGGAAGAGGTTTTGGCCAGCAGGGTTCCTCCGGCTGAGCAGATTAAGGAGGCTCTAAGGGCTGATGCAGATACGTACCAGGAGGTGAGAACGCTGCAGAAACACATCGCCAAGCTGAAACAGGAGCTGAAAGCCGGTGTGTGCAGTGCATGTGACCGCCCATTCGATGATCATAACCCTGCAGAGATCCAGGGGCGGATCGACCTGGCGGTTACCCAGCTGCAGGAGGTTGAATCTGCTCGCGTCGAGACCGAGAGGGAAGTGGAGCGACTGCAAGGTCTGGAGAAGAAATACGGACGTTACCTCAGTGGCATGAAAGCAGCAGAGTACAACGCTGCACAGATGCGCCTGGAGGAATTAGAGCAGATGGAGGTGGGCAACCCTGCCGACGCCACCGCACAGGCCGAGCAGATGGAGCGTACCGCTGCGGAGTTGGAAGCCAGGATTGCCGGCGCCGAACAGCTTGCTCGAAATCGCGCCAAACTCAGCAAGCGAGTAGATGAGCTTCGCACCAAGTTGCGAGACACGGCGGTACAGGTCACAGAGCGTGGGCCAAGATGCCTACCTGATGTACTGGATGCCCGGCGCCAAGAGTTGCGGGACGTAGAGCAACAGCGTGAAGACACTGCGGCAAAGATCGCAAAGCTGGCCCCACAGCAGGTTGAACTGTCTGGCCACCTGCGAACTCTGTCAGTGGAGCTGGCTGGCGTTGGTAATAAGCTGGAACAGCTTACTCAACAACTGGATCAGCTGCGCCGAACTGCCGAGGACCTTGACCGCCACAAACGCCTGGAAAAGTTCCTGGTCGAGTCCCGCACTGAGTACCTGAAGCAGGTGTGGGATCAGATTCTCGGCGTTGCCAGCGCCAAGGTGGCCATCAGCACTGCCGGTGCAATTCGACGTATCGCCAGAGACGAGAACGGCGGGTTTGTTGCTGAGGAAAACGGAAAGTGGGTACCCATCGCAAACTGCAGCGGTGCCCAGAAAGGTCACATCGGCGTGGCCATGCGAGTGGGACTGTCTGCAGCGTTGTACGGCAACACCGGCCTACTGATACTTGACGAACCGACTGAAGCAATGAATGATCAGAATGCTCTGCAACTGGCAGGCGCACTGATGGGCATCGGTGGGCAGTGTGTTATGATCACCCATCGGCCATTTGAGCAGCTTGCGGCCCAGAACGTGATTCACGTCGGCCAGTGAGTTCGGCCACAAAATCTGATCCATGACCCCGGCATTGCCGGGGTTTTTAACAACCAAGGATGTACAAAATGCACCTTTGCACAAAGACCATTGAACAGCTTCTTGAAGCGCAGGATTTTCTGAATGCACAATACGACTGCCCCGAGTGGCGCACCAAAGGCCACCCTTTCGCAGACTACATCTGGATCGAAACCGGCGAACTGCTCAACCACGATGGCAGCATCTTCCACTACCGCAAGCAGGTGTGCGATACGGAGCAGGTTAAACTGGAACTGGTGGACATCATGCACTTCGGCCTGTCTGTCTTGCTGATGCAGGACGCAGCGGCAGAAGCAGTCGCCAACATGGTTGCAGGGGCTGAACGGCCCTCTGGAGACCTTGCAGCGGGTTCTGTTGCCAAGTACGCCAGGGACCTTGCGAAGGCAGCCACGAAAGGCAAATTCGACGTGTTCTGGTTCACCAAACTGTGCGTAGCTTGCGGCTTCAGCTTCAGTGAAATTGCCGAAGCCTACTTCATCAAGTACACCCTCAACCGGTTCCGTATCAATCACGGCCAGACTCGCGGCGAGTACACCAAGGTCTGGGCTGACGGTCGTGAAGACAATGAGCACCTGGTGGAACTCGCTGCAGAGTTTTCAGATGTGGATGGGCTGTACCAAGCGCTGGAGTCTCGCTATGCAGCGGTGTCCTAACTGCGCACTGGAACTCGGGGAGCCTGGCCAGGCTCCACTGATGTATTTCAAGGCGATGAAACACCCAGAGTTGCCGGTGGCGGGATTCCTGCTGCCTGGCACCGACCTGCATTTGAACAAGGAACTCCCACCTGTTGACTGCCCTCTGCTGATCAAAGTACCCGCCGGAACCAGATTCCCCTACTTCGAGAGTGGGCACATCTGGGAGATGGATCACCCTGTTCTGCTTCTGGTGCACCGAGAACACTGGGAACGCAGCAAAGATGCAACGCCAACCTACATTGACGAATTTGGCAACAAGATAACTGGAAAATTTGAGTGGACGTATCCATGAGTATTCACTTCGGAGACCCAGCCGACAGGGCTGACATTGAAATTCAACGCACTGTCGACATGGGCATCGCAAACGCCAGAGCGCAGCTGAACACGGGGCCAAAGCTCAGCCCGAAAGGCATTTGCTACAACTGTGACGAACCCTTCGAGATGCAGGACCGGCAGGTGAAGCTCTTCTGTGACTCAGACTGCCGTGATGACTACGAGCGAATCACTGCGAACCGAAAACTGAAGTAACCAACTCTCTAACCAAAGGACCACTACATGAACGACCTGACCATTGCAGAACTCAGAACCATCCTCGGATGGTTCAAGAGCTACGAAGACAGCGAAGGCACTTACCAGGAAGATGACGACGTTGCAGGTGCCCTGAAAAAGACCCTGGCCGAGAAGGAAGAGCTGGAGTCCATGGACCTCGACGACTGCGCTGGAGGCGCCTGCAAACTATGAAGCAATATCACACGCTGCTTGAAGACGTGATGACCAACGGCAAAGACCGTGGTGACCGCACCGGCACCGGCACCCGATCTGTATTCGGTCGGCAGGTGCGGTTCGATCTGAGCCAAGGGTTCCCGCTGCTGACGACGAAGAAAATGTTTGTAGGCGGCACTGTAGCAGAATTGCTGTGGTTCTTGTCTGGCTCGACGAACACACAGGACTTGCCAAAAAGTGTCAGGCATTGGTGGACGCCCTGGCAAAAGGCAGATGGCAGTCTTGGACCAATCTACGGGGAGCAGTACCGGTACGCCCGTTGGTGGTTCCTTACAGAAGTGAAAACTTTCGAGCCCTACGTGCCGGAGCCAAAAGAAGGGCTCGTTTACGGAGTGGGTGACCTGGGCGAATTTAAACGCAAGCCACACCATGGGGTAGAGCCGGAAGAAGCGATGCTCAAAGAGGTGTGGAGAAACATGCTTCGCAGATGTTACGACCCAACCTGCAGAAGTTACGCAGCGTACGGAGCTGTAGGGGTTCATGTTGCGCCGGAATGGCTGAACTTTGGTAAGTTCTTTGAGGATGCCAAGACTCTCATAGGCTACACGCTGAAGAAACATTTCCCAAAAGACTACAGCATAGACAAGGACATACTTCACGCGAGTAACAGGTACTCAAAAGAGACCTGCTGCTGGGCCTCGCATGACGAGCAAGGTTTCAACGTGTCAAACCAGAGGGCATTCACCGCTGTTAGTCCAGAGGGCGAGAACATACTGTTCCCTTCAATAGGGGAGGCAAAAAGACTGTTCGGATTGAATTTGTCAGCAGTTCATAGATGCCTAAACGGGAAGTTGCACACACACCACGGCTGGTCAGAGTTCAAATACACGTCCGAAGAACCTGGCAAGGTGCAGAGATTTCGGCAGTTAGACCAGCTCAAACTGTTAATAGCCAACATCAAAGAATACCCAGAGTCGCGCCGGCACGTAGTAAATCTTTGGGCTACGCCAGCAATGGAACACGCACAGTTGCCTTGCTGTCATGGGTCAGTTATCCAGTTTTACGTGTGTGACGGGCAGCTCAGCTGCCAAGTCTACCAGAGGTCAGCTGATATATTTCTCGGGGTGCCAGTGAACATCGCATCCTACGCCCTGCTTACCCACATTATCGCCGCAGAGTGCGGCCTTGAAGTAGGAGACCTTTCGTACACGTTTGGCGACCTACACCTGTACCACAATCATTTCGAGCAAGCTATGGAACTGCTGAGCCGAAAGCCTCGTGAACTGCCAAAGCTGGTTTTCGAGCCTAAGTCCATTGGTAACTACGAGGTTAGCGACTTCAGTGTCGAGTTCTACGACCCACACCCTGCGATCAAGGCAGAGGTGGCCGTATGAGCAAGTTCATTTCAGTGAACAGAAACCTTGGTGCCGGCATGGTCGGCACCGTAACCCTCGCTGTAGACGCCATCGCTATGATTTCAGATGACACCTACGCCAACAACCGGTGCCAGATCACACTGCACAACGGAGAGTCGTTGACGGCTCTGTGCAGCCAATCTGAGGTGATGGCGCAGATCAATTCCAAGGGAGCGGAAGCATGAAAACTTGGATCAAGAAGCACGCAACCTGGGCGAACCTGTTCTTTGCTCTGGCGTGGGCATACGCTTCTGCAGGCGTTCTGCACCTGGCAATCGTCGGATTCGACTGGTGGACATTGGCAGATGTTGTTGCCTACTCAACCCTGTTGTGGCTGATCGCCTCTGAGTCCAAACAAGAAGCCATGTGTCTGGAGGAGGTTACGAGGCTGACGAATCAGAACCAGCGACTGAAAGAGCAGCTTGAGACTTACACAGAGGTCCCTGAAAGCGGAGAAGCCCTGTCCGACTCAGACAAGCTATACCGTGTAGAGAGGGCTTCGTAATGAAACTACTCGTAATTGGCCACGCCCGACATGGCAAAGACACCTTCTGCGAAATGTTGAGAGATCGCTACGGGATGCGCTTTGAGTCCTCCAGTTTGATCGCCTGCAGAGAGTTCTTGTTTGACCTGTCCGTTGAGCACGGGTTGGGCTTCGTGTCCCCCGAAGACCTGTACAAGCGCCGTGGCGAAGTCCGCCCCTGGATGCACGACGAGATCAGGGATTTTAACGAGGGCGATCTGACTCGCCTGGCTCGTCTGGTCACAAAAGACAACGACATCTACTGCGGAGTGCGCAACCGGGAAGAACTGGAAGCGTGTAAAGCAGCAGGCGTCTTCGATGCAGTGGTCTGGGTGGACCGGTCAGAGCACCTGCTACCTGAGCCTATGGAAAGTATGCAGCTCCGTAAGGGCGATGCTGACGTTGTGATCGACAACAACGGCTCTCTGAAGGACTTGCAGGATCAGGCAGACTTTCTGATGGTCATGCTGAGACTGGGCCAGCTGGAAGCAGGTATTTCGGAGCGAGCAGCTGAGAAGACTGATCTAGGCGGTATAACCGACGTGGTGGTCAGGTACACAGAACGTCAGAAAGTCCAAGCTGCACACTGAAACAAAATCCCCAGAAAAGCCCCGGCCATTGGCCGGGGATGTACATTTGCACATTACGACCCGACAGAAAGTGGATCAGAATCAAGCGGAGGAACACCCCACTCTGCCGCTTCCAAATAGTATTTTCTATGCTCCATAGGAGCAAAGAACCTTCCATCTGACTCACTGTAGTGGGTCCAGCCAAAACCCCGCACCGCGAAGTACATCGCGTTTCTGCGGAACAGTCCAACCCCACACAGCTTGCAGAAGTCCCGGAATACAGCGTCAGCGTCCTCCCTCACGGGTGTTTCCAGCTTCTCCCCGAACAGTGCGTATAGGTAGTCATGGATCAGTGCCGGGATGCGCTCGTTCTCGCCACGGGGCACCAGGATTCTTGCGAGCCTCGGGATAGACGCCAAATCAGTAACGAACCAAGCCGGGATGTAGATCACCTGTTGCAGTCTGGTTGACCAGAATGCCCAGTCCCTGGTGACCAGCCACTCGTTTGGCTTGGGGCTCAGCTCATAGGCGTCAAGACCTCCACGCAGTAGGATGGCGTCCTTGTCCTGATCTACAGCGACTACTCTACCGAAGTTCTGCGGTATGGACCGATACTGGAACAGGTCAATCTGTATCTCGGCCATGGTCACCTCACAGTAGAGTTGCGATCTTTACAGCGGTGTCAGCCAGCCTGAACGCAGTTTGCAATGCAGTGTTGGCCTCCAGCGCTGCTACGAGGCTGGCAAACCGCTGGTCAAGATTGCCAGCGGCGGCGTCGAACTCCTCGAACACACGCCATTCCTCTGGCGTGTACTCTTCTCGATTATCCAGCACAACCTGTCGGATGCTGAGGTAGGACGACTTTATTTTGGCGTATTCAAAGCTCACCAGGGTGATGTCGGTTACAAACCGCTCAGGCTCATCCGTGAACGCTTTGAGCCGGGCTTTAGACCGGTCTATCTGATCCAGCGCCTCAAGCACCACAGTGACTTCCAGATCGGTCAGGGTGGCGTTGTCGATAAACTCCACAGCTTGACCTGACTCGTAGTGGTACGAAAGGTCGGCGGCTGAGCTGATAACCGACAGGGTGTTGGCGGGCTGTAGGGAGCAGGCTGTTACCAAGGCCCCTGCCGCAGCGACGATAATCAGCTTCATACGACCAGCTCTACAGCTTCGATTTGCTGGATAGCATCCTCAGATGAGAGGTCTATTCTGCTCAGAGCAAGTAAGGCGTCCTCTTCTGCCTGAAACTTCATCTGGTAGTCCATTGCTATAGCTACGGCTACACCCATAGCGGTTTCCAAGGCCATAACATGCGGTTCTCGGTTTGCATCCCTCAAAGTAATCTCTGTCATACCTGCGAATTGCGCCAGTTCAACTGCACCTTTTATGGACTCCGCTGAGGCTTTGCCGCCACGCCAGACTTTTCCATCTGAGGTGGTTACCTCTGCGGTGAAATATTGCTCAGCTATATGCCGGACTTCAGCAGTTTTTGCTTCGATTAAGTCCGATGTAGAGGGAGGCCGCTGCAACCACTGCTCGATACTCGGTTCAACAACTTCTCTGTAGAAATTATCAGCGTCAGAGTCAGTGGCAAAGCCCTTACCAGTAATGGGGTTATTTCGTAAGACGAGAAACCTGCCGTCGTCACAAGTGACATGCACTTCTCTGTCAGCTATAGCTACTTCAATCATCTTAATTCCCCGGTTAGTTTCACTGCGTCAAGGTCACTAGAGATGACGGTTCCCCCACCTACCTCGGTAGGGGAATGGGCAACGACATGTTTCGTGCCGTTGAACCTGATCCTTGTTCCAGGTTCAACGTCCAGTTTCAAAATCTTGGAAGGGTCCACGACATAGGCCACTTCACCAATAATCCCTGTTAGTTTTACAGATACCATACCACACCCTCCATCATTGCAATTCCACTGCTGTAAGCCTTGCTTTGGCTTTCATACCAGCAAAGTCGGACCAGCTGAGAGTGTCTTCTGAGACTCTGGAGATGTTCACAAACTGGATGTAAGGGCTATCTGTTGAGAACACAAGCTCTGGCTCTGCGTTAATGTTGGACAATGGCAATCTGTATACCCGGTTGTCACCTAGCCCAACAAACCAAAGGTAACCGCCCTTAACAGTAGGCACTCTGCGAGACTGGTTAGCAGTTATATATCCTGCCAGGTTAACCGAGCCGATGAACTCCTCGCCTCCGTCTGAAACCATGATCGTGGAGTATGGTATGCGATAGAAATATGCAGTGGAGTAGTAGATGTATACCCAGTATACCCAGTCGTTCTGAGCGTCTACCCACGTATCAGTGAAGTCGAAGCTAGATGCGCTGTGGCTGGACGGCAAAGACCAGTTTCTAATCTGCTGAGTATCCCAGTTATAGACGCTTACATTAGAACCGTAGCTTGACGACGGCACCACCAGATGTAGGCCAGCATCCCCGGAACTTTGAGCATACGAAGACACAGCGTAGTGGACTCCTGACGCATATTCTACTTGGAGGTTTTGCAAGTCATAACGCACCCAGCGTTCGCTTGCGTCCGTCATGTAGAAATATTGGTTCCCGTCGTAACCGCCGTTGCCGTAGTTACCTGTGTGGGCAGAGGTCCATTCGTTGATTACGCCATCCTGATACATATCAACGGTGGAGGTGCTGCGATATAACCCGCTGGAGCTATTGCCATCGTAGTAGAAATACCAGGCGTAATTGTTATAAACAAATCCACGGCTGAAGTTATTAATGCTTTGAGAACTTGAAAATTCAAATTGGATGGCTTCGTTTAGTACAGAGGCGACCTCGCTAGAGTTTGGGACGAGGATGCAGTGTGACCCGTTGTAACCGGTTCTCGAATCGTAAGTAGACAGACACAAGGAGGTAGCGCCTAAATCAATACTGGAAAAATCCAACTCTACCGTTTCACCCTGGTCAACCAACATGTTTTTCAGAGCGTGTAACTCAATTTCGTTTCCGAATGATGACCCATTGACTGATAGCGACGGTTTCAGTTTTGCCAGTTCGCCTGAGAGGAGCGCGTTAGTGACAATTAGCTGCGACCCAGGGGCGGCTGTGGCAAGGGTAATTTTTCCCGCATCTGCCATTTCCACGTCTTCGGCGGTTATTTCTCCGTCATATACGATCTTCAAAGTCTCAGCCATGGATAGCTCCAAAAATATATTGTGTTAAGAAAGGCTTGCTCGTGACCTTTTCGAGGTCAGATGTACGGCCTTCAACCGTAGTCAACTGAAGTTGGGCAGCACCTAGCTGGTCTTCAATAGCCACTATACGAATTTCAAAAGCGCTGTGGTTGCCAGCGCTCTCCAGGGATTTGGTTATCAGTAAAAGTTGTTTTGGGTCAGTTTCTGAGTCCAAAAGACCTTGAAGTGTTGCGTTAAACGCCGTGAAATCTAAAGCCATTTGGCCCTCCTATAGTCCTGCCAATGCCAGAATTTCAATGTCGGACACCCCTTGCTCAACGGCAGTGGCCCTTCCGTCCAGTTCGGACACCCCTTGCTCAACGGCAGTGGCCCTTCCGTCCAGTTCGGACACCCCTTGCTCAACGGCAGTGGCCCTTCCGTCCAGTTCGGACACCCCTTGCAGCAGGGTTACCATCCACGCAGGGGAAAAATAAGTTGGCAAGTCAACCCAAGGAGTAATCCCGTCGCCTATTTTCACGCTGCTATCATCAAGTACGACCCCAAGTTCGCCTTGAGCCAGCACAGGGTTGGCGGATTCCCAAGCAGGCAGAAAATCTCGCCTAAGCTGTATCACATCAGCCATTTGCACCTCCGCCGTCAAACACCTGGCCGCTCGTGTACACCGTGTCGGCTCTTCCGCCGTCTACTCTGGATGAGGTTGATCCTGTGCCTGCTGCGAGGGACGCCTTTAGTCCCTTAACATCAGCGCCGATTACCTGCGCCAATTCCAGAAGCCTCTGCTCTAGTTTAGTGCTCAAACCGAATCCCTCGCAGAGGTGTAGGCGTTGGCGAGGTCAACGTCAGGGTTGCCAACCCCAATATTTGTACACGCCTGCAGTTGTTGCGCTGCGGTTAGGGTTTGTGCTGAGTCAAAACGAACCCGGTTTGCAATCTGAGTGGAAATCGTAGCAGCGAAATTAGGGTCGTTGCCTATCGCTGCCTCGAACTCCGCAAGTGTGTCCAACGCTGCAGAGGCGCCGTTGGTAAGCTCATTCTTAACTGCGGCTTTGGCGGCTTCGATTGCGTCATAGATGCGGTTGGCTGACCAAGTTACGAGAACGGCCCCGTCTCCAGCGTTGTCGTCTATCTGAGCCCCTGAGCTGCCTAACGCAGAGAAAATTTCATTGATGGCGCCCACAAGGCTGGTCTTGTCGGTAGTTGACAGGGCAGTGAGAGAACCTTGCCTGTCCGTCAGCAGCTTTACGTCAGCACCAACTGCCTGAGCCAGCGATACCAATTTTGTTTCTAAGGACATACTTAACTCCTGGCCAGTATGTAATAAGCGAGAGGGTCAGGGTTTAGGTCATCTGATACATACACCCCGTTGTCAGAGCCAAGAACTGCACGATTATTCGGGTCGGCACTGACTTTTGGTGCAATGTCCTCAGAACCTGTAGCGAGAAATGCCGTGTACAACTGGTTCAGTTTGTCTATGTAGTCCTTGTCTTCCGGGGCAAATAGTTTCTGGATCATATCTCCTCCAAGGCAAAAGCATGAGACGCTGCATTGAACTGCGCTAACACCACTGCAGAGACTTTACTTCTGCGCCCGAACATCTGGTAAGCCTGCTCTTTTCCAGAGTCCTGATTCTCTGGAAATAGGCTGACAAACAGGAGTTTTCCTAGCGGTATGCCGTTCAGGATGCCGAACACCTTTGCCCCCTCCTGATCGGTAAGCGACCCAAGGTTGAAATTCAGCGTTTTCTTCCGAGGTCTCAGGGTGGTGCGAGTGTCCCCAGACTGTGTTTTTGAATGCGAGCTGCGGTCATCAAACCCCAGCTGTACCCCAACATCAGCAGTGACTTCTGGTGACCAGTGGCTTCCGATCACCAGCCTTGACGCTTCAATGTAACCTGAAGAGTTCTGACTGTCGGTGATCGAAATCTCAACTCGTCGGCATGTGACATGCCCTGCCGTAACCCAATGCGTGGCGTACACACCTACACCAGAATACGTGTAGTGGTTTACCCCAAGAGGCTCAGAGCCCCAGCCAAAATTTCCGAATGAGGCGGGAGGGACGGCAAGCACGTTGCCTGAGTCGTACACGGCAGTAGTTCCAGCAGCGTCTGAAAAGAGCTTCACTCGCATGTAGCTTGTGGATGTCAGATTACAAAATGGCATTGAAACCATGCTGACAAATTGTGGAGCCGAGAACACAGCGGTGAGTACGGCGGACGTGCCAGTAGACCTCCAGACTTTCGCCCGGTAGTTGTTCTTCATATTGTCCACCACCAGCGACCCAGAAACGCTGCTTGCGCTTAGGGTCGCTGAATCGGCCAAATTGTCATATACAAGGCGCATTGCACAGTCCTCTCATAATGTGCAAATGTACATTAACACATGAGCAAAGTCACCCACAAAGGTCATTCTGGCCACCCGTAGCGCACGTCACCTGTAGGGTCCTCAGCCAACTCTTTGTACCTGGCATAACAGCTCTCAGCGTAGTCCTGCACCGCAAGACTGGCCTCCATAATGTCCTTCCCCTGAATCAGTGCCGTTGCGCCATTCGCGGTTGGATAACTAAACTCCGAAGCCGCCATAGGGAGGGTGCCAACAGCAGTCCACCGCTGGGCAGCCGCCATCAGTCGTTGCCTGGAATCTGGGTCAAACGCCTCCAGCCTTAGCCCTGACCACGGAGCCCCCCGGCGCAGGGCGGCTGAAAGCTCTCCTGCCAAGTCCCGTGGTGGCGCTATCGTCTTAACCTCCATAGAAGCCACTGAATGGAAGTCGTTGTGGTCAGGTGTCAGTGTAAAAGGCACCCATTCCCCTGCACCAGTTGGGTCTCCGTAGCTGTCCACGTCCCCAGTCCATAGTTCGCAGTTGATGAACTCCGACAAATTCCAACTTTCTGGATTTCTGTAACCTTTCATAAAACTCTCACCCACAAAGTAATTCTACCTTCAAAAGGTACCTCGTCAGCTAAGGCGTGACCAAGGCACCTGTAAGTTCCAGACAGTGGTGCGCCTGGAGCGCCCCCTACATTAGCAGGGTTAAGGTAGCTGCCAGCTATAGCATCTCCATAGGAATATGCTGTGCCAAAATTCTGGTGCATGGCCAACACAACTCCGCCTACGGGATAGTCGGTAGGGGTATCAATGTTGGTGACCAGAGTCATTCGCCTATTTTGGGTTGACCAACCCCTGATGATCAAGGTGCCGTTGTCGCCACCGTCTACGTAAGCTCCGCCTTCAGGGCCATCAACCCTTAAAGGTGTAGAGCCAGAGTCGTATGCGTAGGCGAACATCCCCGTGCCACCGGAACGTGCCTGACCCATTACACCTACCTGAACACTGCCCTCGGCCAAACCTGTTACACCTACCTCACTTCCGTTGCTAATTTGGGTTATCGTGGTTGGAAACCCACCATACTTTCCCATAAGCCCAGGAAGGGGCAGTTGTCCGTATTTGCCGCCAATACCTATAACCCCTGCGCCACCAACATAGTCCCCCCTGGCCAATGAGACATTGTTCAACCAGTTGGCTCCAGCGGGCTCATACCCTGCCCCGGAATGGAAAACCACCCTGTTGGACGCGTCGTAGAATTTTGCCGTGTGGTCTGAGCTATCTATCTGATACCTCATGCCGGTTGCAGAGGTTCTTATCGTCCTGCCAGTTAAGGTGCCAGCGGTCAGGTTGTCAGCGTTCAAATTCACCACGTTGACTTGGGAAGCATCCAACGTCCCGGTCTTGATCCACCCACCGTCGATCTGGGTGTAGGTAAACGAAGATGTACCGTTCGTCAGGGTTTCCCCTGAGAAGGTGACCAGACCAGAGAAGCCTATGCCCTGTTTAACGGTGCCGATTTGGAACCCTTGTGAGCCTTGGTATGTAGCCTCAGTGACAGTGATATTGGTGTACCAGTATTTGTTGCTGTTACCAGCTTGGAACACCGGAGGCGTTGTCTTCCAAGAAGTGGAAACTCCGCTCAGGACACCGGTAGCGAAATTGTAAGACGCACTGCTGACAGAAGGCGCGGCAGGTGCTGATGCCGCAGATGACTGGTAGTAGATCAAGAACGACGCCGTTCTAGGTCCTGTGTCTCCTTTGTCCCCGGCGTCTCCCTTATCGCCGGTGTCTCCCTTATCGCCGGTTGCGCCTTTCTTGTAGAACTCAGCCGGGGAAGACCAGGCTGAATAAGTCCAGGAGGTACCGTTGTGAGTGTACCTGCGCTCAGACACCCATACGGTGTCGCTCTCCGTATAGCCAGTGCCCGCAGCGGTGTCGTACCAACCGGTAGGTATGGACTCCGTTGAACCGTTGAAAGACCCTCCAGTGGGCGTTGCTGGTTTGGTTGCTGACTTTCTGAAGATGAAGCTCTTAAACGACCCATCGTTGCCGTCGAAGTAGTCCACCCCCTTCACTGGTTCCCTTAGGACAACTGTCTGCCCAGCGCCGTTTGAAATAGTGTAGGTGCCATCGCCGTTGTCAGTGACCGTTGGTATAGGCGCCGGAGTACCTGGATCACCATCGCTGATGAGCACACTGTTACCACTACCGTCAGTGAGGGTGTAGGTCCCGTTCCCGTTATTGGTCACTGTGGCACTCTTACCCGCTGTAGACTTCGCAAGCGACTGATACCTGGTGAAGGATAAAGTGCCGCCAGTAGAGGGTCTGACAGCGATAGTGAATGTGACTACCGCCCGATCCGCCGTCATGTTGTAGCAGTTTGCATACCGCCGAATGACGCTTGACACCGTGGACGCACTGCCGACATTCACGTTGGTGTCAGAGACTGTGACAGAGAAAGTACCTGCACCGGAGGTTGCATAAACTAGAGGGGTAGATCCCTCCCATACCCTGATGTCGGTGCCGGAGCCAACGTAGTCAACAACACCTGCTGCAGTTGTTGGCAGGACATGTGCCTCGTTGCTCAGCGCTACAGAGATACCGTCAGACCCGTCTGTACCATCAGTTCCATCAGACCCTACTCCATCAACCCCGTCCTTTAACAGTGGCACTGTTATAGTGTCAGTAGCTACTACTGGATTTGAGGAGCTGCCTTCTCTGACCTCCACTTTTACAGTGAAGCTGTCTGATGTTTTGGTGGAAGGCAGAGACACAGAGCGAGAGCTGGATGTGGAGTGAGCTACCTGTGACCCATTTACCAGCCAACGGTAATACACCGTGCCAGAGACCCCGGTAGCCGCCGCCGTGAAGGTGATATACCTGGGGTCCGGCTGAGTGCCGTCTGGCTGGTAGACGCCTGCCGTCCTGGTACCTGACAGTGAAGCAGTTTTAGGGGTCTCGCCCTGGGTAGCAGCAGTGATGGACTGTTTCCGAGAGAGAAACAGTTGACTGCCATCGAGACGAGTAACCGTGATGTCGTACAATGCCTCCCCACGCGCCCCTGAGAGCGCAGAGTGGTCACCGTAGGTGATAGCATCAGCGGTTGTTGTTTTGGCCCCTACGGTGAGTCCAGAGCCTGTGGCGACTACGTTGAAGGTGCCGGCCCCTGAGCCAGTTGATAGCTTTACAGAGCCTTCCCACACTTCAATGGTAGTGCCAGAGCCAGTGTAGTCCGCAACCCCACCACTGAAGGGCACTGTATGAGACTCATTGCTCATTGCTACAGTGATCCCGGACGAAGCAGCGACCACTTTGGACAGATACGCTGTGTCCGAGCCCAGAACCTCTCCATCAAGAGCCCCTTGCCGGATTTCCACAGACACTGACGAGGGGAAGTCTTGGGAGTTCTCAGGGGTGGGCACTTGCAGGGTTTCTGACTCGGTATGTTGCATTAGGGCCCCGTCTACGTACCAGGCGTAGTAGACGGTTACACTAGGGCTAAGGCCAGTGACTTCAGCAGAGAACTCCAATGGAGCGAGTGCGCTGCCTACGCCGGATGACGGGTACACTGTGGTGCCCTGCCCTTCATTGATTCGCACAGAGAACGGCGCCCTGCCATCTCGCAGGGCGCTTACCTCAACCGATGCAGTGAACACTTCGTTCTCTGCGTCAGGGGCTGACTTGAACGTAGAGGTGTCCTCTACCGTGCAGGTGATCACCAACGGCCCGGCTTCTACGTCAGAGAGTTGAACCTGTACCCCGATTTGCGGTTTTGGCTCCACCTCCACACTCTCGTCCAAAATCGGGGCCAGTGTGATGTTTGGGTCGCTACAGGTGAACACCGCGTCACCCGTGATCGCTATAAGTTCAGCAGTTACGTTGATAACCCCTGGCAGCGGGTCTCCTGTCACCTCGTCGAACCCAAACGGTATGAACTGACCATACTGATCGAACCTGAAGAACTGATGGTCAGAGTGCAATTCGAGGCGTTTCAGCCCAGGCAGCACCACATTATCTGGAAGTCCAACCGGAAGCAGGCGAACCTGTGACCCAATAACCGTTGAGCCGCGTGTATTCTTAACTGGCAGTGTCACAGCAGTACCTCCATTTTAGTTGTCATCTCTACCCAGTCAGGTTCCGTGGACACGACCACACAAGGTATCGGCGTTTCAAGTTCACTAAACTCCAGCAGGATTTCGTCACCTACCTCGACCAATAGGAGTTTTCTAAGCCCCTCAAATTCAGCGATATACCTCTGTCTGTCGAACATGGAAAGCCGGCGAGTGACTTCTGCTTGGGCATCGGTGTGAACCTGCAGGTTGGTAGCCTCCGCCTCCGGTGGATCGGATATTCTGAATAACTCGGCAGCGGTGTCGTTCTTGGCGGTTACATACTTCCATTCCTCTGCCCATTCTTTTCTGTGGGCTTCAGGGATACCTGCTGCGGTATCGGTTTGCGGAGTATGATTTTGGTTGAACGCCAGTTTCCTGGCTGGCATCGGCTTTAGCCTATCGCTTCGGTAGAAAGACCCTTCTTCAATGTCGAAGTCAGTCACCGTCATAACAGGGTTGCCAGTTGGGTCGTTCAAGCTGGAGATAGACAGTTTACCGAACTTATCGACCAACACCCCTGCACCTAGACTTGCAGCGAGTTCCTGCATGACTGAAAGCGTGTTGTCAGTGCCTGAAGCATACAGGCCAACGCATTGTGGGTGCGTAGCACTGAACCCGCTCATTGCAGAGGCGTCAATGTCACTCTCCTGTAGCCTCGTTGAAGGGTTGCCGAATTGAGTGGCAATACGCTGTATCAGCGAGGCGGCGTCGTCGACATAAACAGGGTCAGCGTCGCCGTGCACAGTGCAGGTGATTGTGCCAAACGGCTGGTTATTCAGCGTGAACTCGGAGCTGTCTGTTTCCGACACAGTGAAGCCTACCGGAACTCCTGAGTCCCTGACCTCGGCTATGCCGCCGATTGCTCTGGTATGCACTTTGTACAGCAAGGTAGATGCGTCTTTTAGTACGGGTGTGACGTTGCTGACTTCCCCAAACGCTAGAGGTATAGGGGTGCCGTCCTCAAGGGATTCAGAACTGAGCGGGTAGTTCAGTCTGTCAAGTGAGCTTCTCAGCTCTATATTGAGTGTGTACCGGTCCCTTACGCTGAGGTCGTCCACTACTCCCGAGAACACGAGTTTGAATTGTGCCCGTGGCCATGACACATCCCCAAGATAGACGTTGATGTCACGGTTGCTCCATACGTAGTCCAGCCACGGGTCCAAATCCAGCTCACTATTGTTAAGTTCTATATCTCCAGCGGTTAAGGCCGGAGTTCCGGTAAGGGAAAGAGTCTCCTTAACACTACCGATTCTGTTGATGCAGGGTATATATACTTCAGATGCTGGCGAATCAGTTGGCCGAGTTACATACCCGCTGGTGGAGAGGTACAGAGTTTTATCTAACCCCTGCTGGGCAGTAACAGTCACCTCCACCAGCAGGGTTGGTAGCGCGTCATCTGACATTATCCAGTCGGTCAGTTCTGGGTAGATCATCTTAAAGTTACCTTGTGCTTGGTCGTATTTGGTTTGGCTGACTTAACCGATGCAGCTACTTTGTCGGAGCTTCGCTCTGCCGCGTCGTATGAGGCATAAGTGATCTTTTGGGTGTGCCGCTCTTGGTCAGACCTCAGGCGGGACACTTCTTCTCGCAGCGTCCGGACCTCGGCAACCAGGGCTGAGTCAGCGTCTGCCCTTGCACGGGAAGCAGGAACCACCTTCTCCCCACGATGGAGGATGGCTTTATACCCGTCGTAAGGTACAGATTCGATACCACCGAAGTGGGAGCCGTTGGATTTGTACTCAGCAGAGTTTTTGAATGCAGCGAGCATCTCCTGCACGGAGGTGCCAGAGTCCAACTGAGACTGCCAGTAGTAAGCTCCTTGAGCATCTGGCGCCCTGCCGAGCAGGTCGACGTAAGCGCTGATTACGTCGGAAGAAACCCCTGTCAGGCTCAGCCCGTCATAGGATTTACCGGAGCCGCTACGGTACTCTCCTGAGTTGATCATCCCTTTCACGATCTCTTCGAGGGATACCCCGGAATCCAGCTGCCCCTGCCAGTATTGGGCGCCTTGTTCATCTGGGTTCCTTCCAAGTACCGTCTGGTAGGCTGCTATAACCTCAGACGAAATACCTTCCAGGTTCAACTGTTGCCCAGCAGCGATAGCCTGCACCACTTCGCCTATGCCAGTTGCCAGGTCCTGTGGCAGGAGCTGGATCGCTGAGAGGATATCGCCTTCGAGACCGACACTTGCAGCGAGTTGTTTGAACTGAGCATCCAGCAGTTCAGCTGCCCGAATCTGGGTGTTCAGCAGCTCGTTGTTGGCAGCTTCAATTCGAGCCTCATAGTCAGTCTCTTGGCCGTACTGATTTTCCAAGCTCTCAAGCGAACCAAGAACGTCGTTGAAAATACTCTCGTATGCACCTGATGAGGCGTAGTAGCTTGATGCCTCACCAAGGTAAGCCTGAGCAGCGGAATCCAGCTCTCCGGCTCTTGAGAAGTCTCCGCCTTCGACAGCGGTGAGAATAGACGCATACTGACGCTGCGCCTCAGCCAGTCGCTCTGCCGGCGTCAGCGGGGAAATGTCGCTGAGCTTCAGGTTGTCGATCAGAGTACGCAAGGATTTCAGCAGGTTCTCTTCCTGCTTGATCCGATCCAGCGTCAGGGCATGTTCTTCCTGAGCGATTTCCAAGGTGTACTGGTAGGCGTCGTAGATGTCCTGTGCGCCGCTCTGGAAGGTTTTAACATCCTGCCAGGTCAGGTGTTCAGTAGCCTCTGATAGCCCTGTGGTGAGGGATTTAACAACATCGCTGAATACGGCCTCTCCGGTCTTCAGCTTATCCAGCCACCGGTACAGCTCCATTGCAGAGGGGTCGCGCCCAATGGTGTTACGGTATGTCTCGAACAGAGAGGCTGTCCACTGCTCCATCTGCGCGTAGTAAGCAGCGTAGGACTGGTTGTTCTCGATCAGGGTGTTGAAGCCCTCAAGGTTGCCGGCCGCTTCAAGCTCAGTGACCAACGCTCTGAACGCCTCTCTGGTCAAGGGTATCGCGTAACCCAGAGCCTCCAGGGATTCCACCAATCCTGACATCGCGTTGGCGGCGCGTTCTTCCTCGCTGTAGAAGCTCTGGTAGTAGGATTCCAGATTGCCAGCCAGAGTTTCAAAGTCACCTGCAAGCTCGATCATCTTTTCGGTTAAGGCGAATCCTTCCATGCCGACTTCTTCTAGTTCGAGGCCGAGCTTATCAAACACCTGAACTAGAACTTCAAACGAGGTTACCACCCTGGAGGTGGTTTGAAAGACGTTTTCTTCTCCCTGCTTAAACGCTGCATATATTTCTTCAGTGATGAACTCACCCATCAATTGTGCGTAGAGTCCAGTGGAGTCATTCAAGTCGGCTAGCGCAGTGGATACTATACTTTTTAGTTCATCCGACAGGTCATCCCCGAAGACGCCCCCGAAATCCTGTATAGCTGCTTCTAGGTTTTGTGCAGTGGCGGTTAAGAAGTTCTCGGCAAAATCAGCTGTTACATCATCCAAACCCTCAGTAGGCAGCATCTCCCGTAAAACTGCGAGAATATTCCCTCTGGATGAGTTGTCGCTTAATCTGGCTATAACTTCGTCAAACATCACCCCCCCTAAGCCTGCGAGAGTATCCCCTCTGGATGAATTGTCGCTTAATCTGGCTATAACTTCGTCAGGCCCATTTTCCACGCCGGTCTCCGGCACCCAAGCAGACACATCCGGGGTAATCAAGGAGAACTGATCTCCCGCGTTTTTGAATAACTCTGCTCCAAGCTCGACTCTGCGTATAGTGTCTATGTACCCTTCATCCGCTTTCTTCAGCGCGTCGTATACGCCTAGAGGAATACCCGCTATGGTCCCAGCGAAAAACTTAGTAACATTATCTATATAGGTTTCTGGATCGCGTGTGTTGCCTGAGACAGCATCGTAATAACTATGGCCCTGAGAGTTATCGCGCCCGTATCCGTAGTCCCAATTCTTACCTGTTCGCTCTGAACCTGGCTCCCTATAGCTGAATCGCATGGGGTCCCTGTTGCCTACCCCAACTATAAACTGGCCAGATATGTCCGTGTCACCAAGCTGTTCAAGTGACGGTATTATGTTGGTAGCAATAAGCTCGGATAGCGCCTCTGCAGAGTCACGGTTCTCCTGGCTGAACTTTTTACCTGTCTGCCCCCCTATTTCAACTTCCATGGTTGATAAATCGTAGGTAGCTCGACCCTCTTTGTTTGAGGGTTTTCCGCCGAACACACCTCCAAGTGCGAGACCAATAACTGCGCCTATAGCTGCACCTATAGGCCCTGCCACTGAACCAGCGCTCGCACCTGCAGCGGCGCCTCCTGCCCCACTAGCCATTGCAGTGGCGATACTGATACCCGCCATACTGCCCAGTATGGACCCTCCGGTTGTCATAGCCGTGTCAATCCACATGTTGCCAGACCCTTCAACGCCGAGCGCGGACCCGGCCAGACCCCCTACTGCTCCCCACGGGGAATATGAGAGGCCTTGGCTGAAAAGGGATGCGCCTTCAGACATGACTGGCGCTGTGGAGGACACTACCTGACTACCCCCAGATATGGCCTGGAACGAACCAGCTGGTGGTGCCACCGGAGACATTAGTGCCCCTTCAACCCCTGGTAACGCTGATGACAGGGCCTGCCCACCTCCTGGAAGCGCGGTTGCAATGGTCGTAGTGCCTGCAGTGCTTAGCCCTAACGACTGTCCCATCCCACTGGTAGCAAAATCGTTGAACCAGCTTACGTCGGCCTGACCGCCGCCCTTCCAGAAGTTCCAGGCATTCTTGCCCATATCGACAAGGTTGCCCATGCCGCCGCCAACGGTCACACCCTGGTCAGCAGCCCATTTATTTGCTGCTGGCCCCATTCCCATCATGCCACCGACACTGGCAACCATGTTGACGATGATCGGCTTGATAGCAGCTTGGTAGGCCAGCTCGGCCAGCATTCGCTTGAATGAGCCTACGATGCTATCGAAGAAGCTCTCGGTGTCTTTGAATCCACGCTCCAGGAGACCGACGGTTTCGGACTCGATGGTGGAGTACATCTGAGACAGGGATTGCGCCTGCTGTTCAGCAAAGCGGCGAGCTCCTGAAATCTCAACCTTCTGCTGTTTCAGATATCCAAGCTTGTCTTTATGGTAACCAATCTCTTTTCTGAGGCTGGCTATGCCCTCCTCTGTGATCTTCCCTTCGTCTATCCTCAGCTGCAGGTTACGTTCTGCGTTTTCAATCTCCTCTTCCTGCAGGCGAATAGCGCGTTCCCGCTCGTAGTTCTCATCGTCTAGCAGCAAGACCCCGTTCTCGTAAGCCTCGTTCCGGTACTCAATGGCCGCGTATTGGTCACGAACTGCCTCGGCTTCCTGCTTGGCGGAAACCATGCGTTTGAATGCCTGTTCGTTGGCTCTCCGAGAGTCCTCGGTAATCTTGACGTTAGCCTGTCGGATTTTTTCAGTAAGCCTGACCTCCTCCTCCGAGAGTTTAAGCAACTCTTTCTTCAGAGTTTTTGTGTCTAGTAGGCTTGTGGTCCGGGCAGTTTCCATCTCCTTGGATTTTTCAGCGTACTGTTGCCGTATAGCATTTAGTTTTTCTTGGTCAGAAACCTGCCCACGAATCTCAGCGTTCTGTTTCAGGTAAGACTGGTAGACCTTCTCAGCGTTGTTAACCGTCTCTCCGGTTTCCCTTTGCAGTCGTTCTTCAGTTTCGACCTCCGTCGCCTTGTAGGCGTTCAAGTTCTGCTGCAGTAGCGCCCGCCGTTCCATCAGCGCCACAAGGTCCTCTTCGGCCCCCTTCAGCTCGAACTGCTGCACCCATTCAGGTGCTCCCTTTGTGTTCCTAAGGGCCGCTTCACGTTTGATGCCGACCTGTGCGACTTCAATCTGAATTTGGGAGTCAACTAAGGCCAGTTCATTCTCTAATTCTGCCCTGGAGCCAAACAGCCCTGACTCTTCACGGGCAACCCCCGCAGCTCTCAACTGCAATTCAAGCTCTTTTGTCTTTCTGGTGAGCTGGTCTATAAGTTCCAGTAGTTCAGAGGCTTTGTCCTGGTCTCCAATGGCTAAAGCAGTGTCTCTGGCTTCCCTAGCCTCGATTAAAGCCCTGGAGTTTATCTCTGCAGAGGCTTCCAACGCATCGTAAGTCTTGAGCAGTTCGTCTACGGCAAGGTCACGGTAACGGGCTACTCGATTGGCAAGCGCAAGTTCCTCTCTATTCATGCCTCCAGCAGGGCCGTAAATGGACTCTGCAAGGGAGTCCAGCCCCTTGTCCGTTTGGTAAGCAGCTGTGACCCCACCAGCTACGCCACCCAGGAAATGCCCAGCAGATGCCCCAATCTGAGCCCCAGCCGCCACCCCTACCGAGGTTCTAGTGACGATACCACCGGCTATGCCCCCGACCACAGCGCCAATGCTGCTACCCATAGCGGAGGTAACAGAGGCAGCTTTCATAGCCGCAAGCAGCTCTATGGTCTCATCTAAATAACTAAGGAGCGTTCTGAAAAAGGTATCTACCTGTGTGACATCGAAAGCCTTTACAAAGTCTGTGGCTCTCTGAACGAGGAACCTCAGCTCCTCTTTATTCAGATCATAGAACTCAATGTATTTGTCTTCAGCGGCAGACAGAAATTTCAGCCAGTCGCCTGTCAGGTTGTCTTCCATGACCCCCTGCATAACCTTGGCGGCGCCTGCGTTCTCGTGTAGCTGCTGCGTCAGCACCTTCAGTTCTGATGCAGTTTTGCCTACTTCAAGGCCCAGTTTCTTGGCTTTTTCAGCTGCTGCCTCTGTTGCTTTTGCGGAGTCAACCATAGCCTTTAGGCCAGCTGCCTGACGTTTGCCGACAATCGCCTCGATGTCAGAGAGCGTCATCTGGGCATCGGCCATCTCTGTCAACAGATCAGTCCAATTTCGCATCCTTCCAGAGGTATCGTCTACTCGAATCCCATACCTCTGCAGGACTTCCATTGCCTCGGCAGTAGGTGCCAGCAGCGCCAGCATGGAGGTACGCATCGCCGTACCTGCACGAGATGCCTTGATACCCGTGTTGTGCAAGACTTCGAGAGACGCAGTGATCTCCTGCAGTGAGATGTCGGCTTCTCTGGCCAGGGGTGCAACGTAGGACATGGCGTTGCCGAGCTGGCGAACGTCCATGTTGGAACTAGTGATCGCCGTGGCCATGTCATCGACGATCCCTCCGATCTGAGATGCCTCCAGCCCCATACCTACCATGATGTTGGTCACGATGTCGGCAGTAGTGCCCATGTCCAACATACCAATGGATGCAAGCCGAAGAGATGGCTCCAGCGCCTCGATAGCTTGTTCGGCGTCTAGCCCTGCCATGCCGAGGTACATCAGACCGTCAGACACCTCACGCGCCGTGAATATAGTTTCTTTAGCTAAGTTTCGTACATGGTCCTCTAGGATCACACTGCTGTTGCCGGTTGAGTCCAAGATGGCATTAACACGGTCCATCTGGGACTCAAACTGTGCGCCGGCAGTGATGCTTTCCCGAAGTGCAGCTGTGGTACCGTATATTGCAGAAGCAACCAGGATAGTTGAGCTTGTAAACATGCCAAAGGATGCGCCTAAGCCTGACAACCCAGCGCGGAAACCAGCTGTAGCCTGATTGGAAAGGTTTAGCGATGTCGTCAGCTGCGTAATGCTACGTCTGAACCTGTCAGTGGCAGTGCCTGCGTTCACAAGCTCGTCACGGGTCTGTTTTAGGAGACGCCTCTGCCGTTCTAATTCAAGAAATTCTTTACCTTGAGCACTCTGAAGAAACTTAATCTCCTCTCGGAGGCGTTTGATGCTCGCGTTGTGAGAATCAAACGCAGTGGTGGTCCTCTTGATGCCAAGCTGTTCTTCAGCCCATGCCTTGTCAGCCTTTTTCTTTTCAGACAACTCTAGGCGGGCAAGCTCAATGCTTCGCTGCTTCTCAGAGTTGTACCGTTTGAGAGCGTTTTCCGAGGAGCGAAGTTCCGCGTTCTGCTTTGCGCCTTGTTGGATCAGCTGGCGTTGAAGTGCAAGCTCCGACTTCATCAGTTCTTGGCGCTTACCGTCTGCAGTTTTCAGGTAGTCGAGTTCAGACTTGAGCTTTTTCAGCGTCTGTCGGCGCTTCTCTTCCTCCACCACCAACTCGCGCTGGCCACGCAACTGCTGCTCCATAACAGCCTTACGTTTACCTTCTTCAGAGTTGAGGTACTTAATCTCTGATCGCAGGTCTTTGATGCGATTTTTGCGTCTCTCTTCGAGCTGGGATTGCTCTTTGGTGCGTTTGGCCTGAGCCTCCAAAGAAGTCTGGAGCTTACCTTCTTCAGAGTTGAGGTACTTAATCTCTGATCGCAGGTCTTTGATGCGATTTTTGCGTCTCTCTTCGAGCTGGGATTGCTCTTTGGTGCGTTTGGCCTGAGTCTCCAAAGAAGTCTGGAGCTTGCCTTCTTCAGAGTTGAGGTAACGTATCTCTGCTCGCAGGTCTTTGACGCGATTTTTGCGAGTCTCTTCGAGCTGGGATTGCTCTTTGGTGCGTTTGGCCTGAGCCTCCAAAGAAGTCTGGAGCTTGCCTTCTTCAGAGTTGAGGTAACGTATCTCTGCTCGCAGGTCTTTTAGGCGGTTTGCCCGTTTCTCTTCGAGCTGGGATTGCTCTTTGGTGCGTTTGGCCTGAGCCTCCAAAGAAGTCTGGAGCTTGCCTTCTTCAGAGTTGAGGTAACGTATCTCTGCTCGCAGGTCTTTGACGCGATTTTTGCGAGTCTCTTCAGCGACAGCAGCTTCCTTCGAGCGTTTTACTTGAAGGGCGAGCGATTCTGCCTTCTTGCCTTCCTCAGAGGCGAGGTAGCGAAGCTCAGAACGAAGGGCACCAATCCGTTCTTTTCGCTTTGTCTCAGCGAGCGCTGCTTCCTTTGTGAGCTTGATTTTATGCTCAAGCAGCAGTGCGTCTTTGCCCTCTTGGGTGCTGAGGTGTTTCAGTTCGGCAGTGAGGTCTTTGACCCGCTGTGCCCGTTTGCGGTCGGATTCCTCAGTGGCCTTTGCGGCTTTTAGCTGTGCTTCCATACCTCGTACAGTTTGAGCCATGGTGGTGTTGAACAGCGAGGCTTCGGCTTGCAGCTTCCTGTGCTGTTCAGCCAGTTTCATCTCAGCTTCACGCAAGTAGGCTGTACGCATACCTGCGTGATTCATCTGCATGATTTGCTGTTCGAGGGCGGTGCTGTAATCTTTGGAGGACTTATGGACCAGCTGCTGCAATTTCTGCTGGTCTTTCAGGACGTTGTTGTACCGCTGAGTTTCCTGCCAGGTTTTCTGAAGGAGCTTTGATTCTGCTTCAAGCCCAGCGTTCAGGGTGCCGGTGGCAGCTCCTGCGGTAGCCGCTGCCTTTGCGTAGTCAGTGCCTATTACCTTAACGGCTTTCTCAGCAGCGAATGATAGGCTAGTTGCTTCCTGCCCCGCCTTTTTGAGCTTACCCCCGATCTGTTCGATAGCCCGCTCTACAGACTGCTGCCCAGCTAACGCAATATCGAGAGTAAACGCCATGTTAAGTACCCTGCTTCTCTGAGAGCTTCTGTGAAATTACCCGGCGTTCGGCGGCGTCACAGCCCACGACAACCTCGGTGAGCCACCGGGTATAAACGGGGTCAGAATACCGCAACGTGGTACAAATGTACATTTGTACATCGGTGAGAGGGATAGGCTGGTAGCCCGTTTCATTGGAGGGTCTTAGCTGCTTGAGGAAGTTGAAAACGTGGAAGGCTTCGTTGAAGTGCGACGGTAGCTGAGGGAGTTCGTCGTGCTCCTGAAGAACCTTTGGCTTTTCACCCCATCGCCTCCAGGCTTCGTGAAGGGATGCCAGATTGACATCCCCATGACGAGCGTACCAGCTTACGACTTTTTTGCGGCCTCAACGTCGTCCTGCAGGTTTTTCAGCAGGTACTTGTCGCGGTTGCCGGACATCATGCTCATGTCCTTTCGGAAGTCCTTGGACAGCAGCAGGTACTGTTCAGCGGTCTTCTGAGTGTGTTTAACCTTCTTGCCTTCCAGGTCTTCAAAGCCGTCCCAGTCGAGCAGAACTGCTTCAGACATGATCTTGGCTTCGCCAGCCTTAAACAGGTCTTCGCGCTGCTGTTCGCCTTCCTCGCCTTTATCGGCCAGGGCTTCCAACAGGGCTTTATTTTCCTGGTACCACTCCATGCGCATACGCTGGGCTTTTTCATTGTTGAAGCGGGCCAGCTTCACACGACTGCCTCCATCGTAGTCCATCCAGATGCCTTCGATTTCAGCTTTTTCGTCAGTGACAGTGTTATGGATGCAAAATGCCATTGGTCTACCCTATAAAAGAAAAATGTACAAATGTGCATAAGATACTACAGCACATTTGTACATTTGTACAAGCCGAAACGGCTGTCTAGTTATTGACCAGCAACCTTAGGCTGCTACACGCACAATGTAAGCAGTGCAGTTTACAGGAGCACCCGCAACCGTAACGGTCTTCGGGAACGCCTGCATCTGCACCGGGGAACGCATGGTCACATCCACCTGCGGAACGTCTTCATCGTTCTGCATCACACGCACAGCAGGCATTACCAGTGTGTAGGCGTTGCCGTTCACAGTGAAGGTGATTTCGACGGACAGGTTCTTGTCGTTCCACATCGCGTCCAGAACAGCCTGGTTGCGGAAGTAGAACGTACCATTCACCATGCAGCCGAATCGACCAAAGCCGATGTTGGCAGAGAACCGATGACCAACTGCCTTGTCTTCACGCAGGTTGGAGTTGAACTCGACAGAGCCCTGCTCCAATACCAGGTCCATGGGCGTGCCAGTTTCGTCTTTCACGATCATGGACGTGATCGAGTTGGACGAGTCGATGGGGTCGCTGTTGCCCCGGGCCAGGTAGGTGATGCCAGCGATCTCACCCGCTTTCGGGTCAACGGAGGCGTCCTGCTCGTCGTAGGCGAAGCCCAGCCCCAGGAAATTGGTATTCAGCGTAACCCAGTCTTCAGACGGCAGATTCAGAGTCGCTGTGGACAGGTACTGAGAGAAGAAACGTCTGAAGTCGTTCCACTCGTTACCGGCATCGTCCAGACGCTTCAGCTTACGCTCGAAGAAGAACGGCACCTTCTCCAGACCATTCCACAGAACGTGAGTTTTGCCTGTGGCGTCGGCAGTGTCTTCCACCCAATCGTTGCGGAATGCAGCGCGGAGGAAGTCATCGTACTCGCCATAACGGAAGTTCATGTTCACAGCGCCACCAGCAGAGCCACCCATGGTGCGGGCAGTGGAATACTGGCCGTCGTCACGGATGTCGTCTGAAGTCTTGGCACTGATCGTCGGCTTCAGGTTGTCGTTCAGGATGTTGATCGGCTTCAGTTCAGTTGCCGTCAGGCCAGCCAGCGTGGTAGCCGCATCAATCGCGTATGCCAGCTGTGATGTATTCGAGTCTGTAAAACTCATAAGTCACCTCTTAGGTTGTTTCAAAATACTCGATTGGGAATGAAACGATCTTGGTCAGCCTTCCACGGAATTCGTAGGGTTTGGACTGTCCTTGGGCGTTACGGATTTCCGCTCCGCCTATCGTTTTCCTCTCAACTAGCGGGTATAGCTGGCTTTCCAATTCGGCCAACCGCATGGTACCACTTCCAGGCATTATGTACATTTGTACATCAAGGTACGCAAGCACACGGGTACCGGAGTGCCTGCTTACGCCGGCCGCACCGCGAGCGGTGAGGCCGATGTCTATTTCAATAAATTCGTACTCACTGTCAAACAGGTTGTCCTGCACCTGCCCAGAGATGTCTACGCCACCGGCACCTGACTCGCAGATGGGGGTTGACGGCCAGTTGTCGAGCAGGTGGTTGATCAGGGCCAGTTTTACTTGTGGGAGTGTTGTTGGCATCAGTAGACTCTCTCACCGGCTTGGTACCGTTTTGAACCCGTACCGTCGTTGAAAGACTGCAGTTCATTCTCTTTCTTGGACGCTGCCACCCTAGCTTTCTCCATTGCGTGGTGAGTTAGCATCTCTGGGGATATTTCACCCATTCCGGCCCTCTCTCCGTACTTGCTGGCAGGATCTATTGGGTTGAAAAGGGTAAACGCTACTCGCCCCTGCCGGTAGATCATATCTTCTATCTGGTGGTTCATAGCGGGTATAGTGTCGGCCAACACTTCTGATCTGTTTGCCCCTTTATCCCCTCTGTCACCAACTGGCCACACGTTGTATCTCTGTCTTAGGGACATACGATCTGTCCTTTCGTCGGCCTGGCGAAAACCAGTTATAGACCAGTGCCAAGCAGCGTTACCTGAGTCTTGAATAGTGGCTGTGACTGCCCAGTAAGCTGCCTCCTTCATGGCAGCTTCCAGAATCTCTTTTGGGGCGCGTGTAAGTCGCCTTGTCACACTTTTAAGGTATTCTTCGTTCTGGTTAGAGTAGGCCCCACGGCGCCGGGTAACCTCTGAAGAAAGTAGCTTCGACATCACTTCATCCTCACAATCCACTGCCGGCGATATTCCGCCTGCTGGACATAGCTGATCGTGTACGACTTGCCGTTCAGCTCCACTGCCATATTGGGTTTAGGCTCAAACCCGATGTGATCCAGCTCGATCCGCACCTCGGTGTAGTCCGCAGAGTCTTTTGAGAAGCCGTCATCAGAGTCATGCAGGTCTGTCAGAATGCCGCTGACGTTTCTGGTGACCGGTGTGCTGGTGTACTGTCCGGTGGTGCGGTCGTAAGTACGGGTACCGGCACTGATAGTGAACACCATATCGACATAGTGAACGTCCCGATCCGTCAGTCGTAGCAATCTGAACCCTGAATCGTAAGCAGCTTCGTCCACCACGTAGTACACGCCGTTCAGAGTAAGCCTGTCGCCGTCTTTAACGTCCATTCTGGCCTCGGCAAAGCCGAAGTAGTGCCCAAGCTCCACCTGCTTAGAACCGGGCTCCTTGGCCGTTGTACGCAGTTCCAAGTCGATGTATGTCTCGGTGATCGGCTGCAGTGTGACCCAACCGAGGTCGTCGCCAGTGCCAGAGACACTTGGACGCTCTACGACCGCGATCCCGGCTGACAGGTCTGGGGTTACCATGTGGCAGATGATCAGCTGAGTGATCTCTTGCATCCATAGGGTGTCCCGACGGGCGACACCAAGCAGGTAGACCTCTTTCGTGGCCTTCGACCTGATAACGTCATACGGCTCAAGATTCAGGTCGAACGCACAGTTCAACATCCGCTTTCGGGTAGGCCGGTTGAAGTTGGACAAGAACCTGTCTGCAGCTGCGAACCGCCCCTCAAAACCGTCCACCCACTGTCGAGTTACCGGGTCCATGTACTCGAACTCGTTGGCGTTGAAGTGGTTTGCAACCCTGGTCAGGTTCATTCGCCAACCACCGGATCGTAAGACGGGCTGACCACGCCAAACAGCGGGAATGTGCCGCTTGCCAGCGGGTTCATCTTATCGACAATTGATTGACGGAACTCGTCTGCTTTCGCATACAAGTCATCGGCCAGCTTGGCCGGATTTACGGAGTCGAAGCGCTGTGCTTCGTTCTCTCCGTCACTGATCCTACGAAGCAGCAGGCCGGGCGCGGAGCCAGCGAGCACCGCCGAGGCATAGTATTTGATGAATGCTTTCAGACGCAGAAACACAAAGGCACGTACTTCTGCGCTCTGAGCACTCCAAGTATCGTCGATTACAGCTTGGTAGTCGGGCAACCAGCTCTGCAAGTCGATTTCGACTTCATCCTGAAGGTTGAGGTTTGCGATGACGGCATCGGAGGCATCAGTCTCAGACATGCCCAATGTAGATCGGATTGTCGCAAGTGTCACAACGCCAAGAATATCCATCATCGCTCCTCTTTAGACGCGCTTCAGCAGGCCAGCGCCCACCTGCAGTTCTGCCCAGCTGTCATCCTTCAGCTCGCGCACTTCTTTGAGAGAAATACGGATGCCAGTGGATGGCTGAACCAGATATGCGCCACGTTCCATCTGGAACTTGGCTAGGCCAGCGGCGGGTTTAGGTTCTGCCTTTGGCTCAACCTGAACCTGGGGCTCCTGAGCCTGAGGTTCCTGAGCTTCAGCGGCCTTTTGAGCAGCTGTTTTACGTGTTGCCATGGTCATCTCCTACCAAACGAATGCAAAGTGTGTCGGGGGCCCTTCGACCCCCTTCAGCCTTATACAGTCAGGGTCATCACAGACCAGGCATCGTCGTACAGGCGGCGGGACATCTCGCCGTGGTCAACACGGAATGCCTTGGCCTTACGCAGTACGAAGTTCTCGATGGCTTCGTAGCTGGCAGATACGTTCACCATGCGACGGATCGCGTAGCGGGTATCCAGACCGACGATAGTACCTGCACCCACAACAGATTCGTCAACAATCAGAATGCGCGGCGGAGCGATATTCAGGTTGCTGATACCGAAACCCACTGCAGTTTCGCGGGTGTCGGTGCTGTGGTTCAGGGCCACCAGGGTTTCGTCCAGTTCGATGGCGGTGTCCAGAGACATCATCACACCGTTCAGGGAGCGCTTCTGGTACTCAGAACGCAGCCACTTGATCCACGCCTTGCGGCTGATCTTGCCAGCAGCGGTGATTGACGAGTCGAAGGACTTCGCCTGTACAGTCGGCAGCGCAGACATGCCCAGGTCTTTGTCACCCAGAACCATGTTGCGGATGTTGTTTTCGACCATGCGGATGCGCTTGCCACGAGCGTGGGCAGACATCGCCAGGTTCACCAGGTCCAGGCTGGTTGCTTCCAGCGCGTCGTCGGACACCATCAGACCGATAGAGTCGGTCGGGATGCGGTGACTGGTGTCACCAACAGTGATGGCTACCAGGCTGGCCGGTTCTGCCAGCTGAGCGATCTGCTGAGAATCCACGCTCTCGTTCGCACGAGTGTCGATGGTCGGCTGATCCACACGGGAAGATGTCACGTTCTCAGTCAGCGCAACCATCTGGTTGTAGCCATCCAAGAAGTCGGACTGGTCTTCGATCAGGTAGTCACGAATGGTCTCCAGAATCACCTGGGGGAACAGCATACGGGCACTGATGTTGTTGCTGGTACCGTCCGGTGCACGGACAGCGCTCATGTCGATGCCGACGTTGCCGCTCAGAACATCCTTCATGGAAGGCGCGATCATACCAGCGGGACGATCCTTCTTGGACATGATGCCGGAGTGCAGCAGGGCCTGCTCAAACGGGGTACCGTAGTCCAGGTCAGCGTCTGCACACTTGTGCATCAGCAGGGTCGGTACGTCCATCTTCTTGTCGGCAGCTTCCTGGTACAGGGTGTGGTCGATTTTCTTGTCAACCAGCTTACCGGATGTGTCGCGGTACTTGATAATAGCTTCAGGCATTTTTCAGTTCCTCAAAATGGTCTTTGGTTAGGGAGCCAGTGAATTACTGGCGCTCCAGCAGCACTTTGTCACCGGCTACGCCAGTGCCTTCGATTGCCAAGACCTGCCACAGGAACTTGGACGGAGTACCTGTCTTCACCTGGGCATAGCCCTTGGTGCCGAACGGTACCTGCTCATCAGCGACTACAAAGTCATTGACGGCCATTGCAGTTGCGCCCTGATTGGCACCTACTTCAGCGATGATGCGCTTGCGGCGCTGGATACCACCGAAGGAGTAACCTTCGTTAACGGTGTCACCACGAACGGAGTCGATGAAGCCTTCAATCTCCGCATCGGCCGGGGCCAGTACGAAGTTCTGGGCATCGCCCTTTACCACGGCTTTGCCGTAATCCAGCTCGGAACGGGCCTGGTTGGTATCATCACCAATCGCTGCAGAGATAATGTCCATCTCAGCCGGCGTGGTGGTCAGCATTGTGTGCTTGAATGCAGGCATGGCTGTTTCCTCTTGAGTGTCTGCTTTCTAAGTCGTTACTTAGGCTGCTTACGTTTATGAGCGACTGCACGCTCAGCAAATGTCGGAGCGGCTGAGAGACCTTCTCCGGTTTCAACTTCAGGCTTCGATGTGTCCGTGGACACGGAACGCTGCCCGACCTTGAAAGTTGATTTGAACTTGGTATCGACTTTCTCGTAATGCTGAACTGCGGTTGCGCAATCCAAGAAGTCCAAGTCCATAGGAATGCCACCCATGGCGATCACTTTTTTGTTCGCAGCTTCAAGGACAATGCCTTTCATCTGGGCATTCAAATCTTCAGCGGCCTGCAGTTTCTCAGCGAGGGCATCTCGCTCTGCCATGACCGTCTTCAGTTCTTCGCCCATTTCAGGTGCCTGGGTGCTCAGTTCTTCGCCTTCCTCACCGGCAGAGGCTTCTTCTGGGGTGTTAGAAGTGGTGTTAGCGGCGACTTTGGATACCAGACCCTCGTCGATTGGCAAGCCAGCTTCGAGCTTGGCCAGTTCTTCAGCAGACAGGTCTGCACGACCCTCCGGGTTCAGATCGTCCAAGCCCTGACCGGCAACAGCCTCTCGGTGCCCCTCAGCCAAGCCCTGACCGGCGACCGCTCCATTATCGGAGGGGGCCGGAGCCTGCTGAGCCTCTTCGGCCTTCAGCTTTTCTTTAGGCATAGTGCCTCCGTAAATTGTCCGTCCGTCGCCGGATCGGGATACTTGAAAACGTCCCAGCAAATCCTGCAGGGTCGCTACCTCATCTGCGAGACCGAGGTTCAATGCCTCGCGCCCGTAGAAAGTCTTGCCTTCGCCCCAATCAGCTTGGGAAGCGAGGGACACGTTGCGGTTGCGGACAACGGCTTCGATAAAGAAGGAATTGGCCTTGGCCAGCTTGTCTTGGAAGTAGGCTTTGGATTTCTCATCCAGGTCTTCAGCCGGGTGGCCCAGCGCCTTGAACTCGCCCTCGCGCAGAATTGTGTAGACCACGCCGTTCTTATCCAGCATCCCCTTGTAGGAGACGTGGACGTTCACGGCGCCGATGGAGCCTAGCTGGCCCATCTCGTCAACAGTGATTTTGCGGGTGGAGCTGGCGAGCCAGTAACCGGCGCTGAAGGCTGCAGTGGCGGTGTAGCCGTAGACGGGTTTCACGTTCTGGTCGAAGAACCCGATGTAATCGCCTGCGGCCTTGATGCCAGAAGCGGTGCCTCCCCCAGTGGAGAAGTGCATCAGCACCTGGTCCACCGATTCGTCGGCGCCCGCCTCTGCCAAGGCTTCCTGAATCTCCTCATAGGAGACCATTCCCAGGTACTCGTTGTACCAAGCCTTGGTATTCACCAAGTCACCGGCAACATTCAGGACAGCAGTGTTGCCACGACGCTCCAGCAGCCAGGATTCGTACTCTTCGTCTTCATCCTGTTCTTTGCGATCTGACTCCCACATGCTGCGCATGGTGGCCATGTAAGCCGGATCGTCGATCTTTTTGAGTTTGTCGAGGTACCCCATGTAGCTGGCGTAATCCCCGAACCAGATGTTGCCCGTCATAGGCCGTCTACCTCAGATTTCAGGTTCACTGATCGGAGCCCCCTGCTTTGGTCGGTGTACCTGGATTCAGGTCTTTGCCCATTGCATCTGCCCGATCTACGGGTGCTTCTGGTTCACCTTGGGAGGCGGTGTAAAAACCGGTTCCTGCCAGCTCTGTCATGTCCGAAGTGATTCGGATGCCGAGGTCGCACCGGGCGGTAACATCGTCCATAAGGCCGAACGACAGCAGTTGAAGGATTCTGTTCTGGCGAGCTGTTTTGTAGGCTTCCAGCTCACTGTCAGGGCGCAAGTCGATCTCGCGCATCTTGAATTTCACGTACACCGGGAGACCGTACAGCCTGGTGGCCAGAGTCAGGATGCGACTCATCAGGTCTTCTACCGGGGCGGTGAGGGATTTGGCGATCTTGAGGTAAGTCAGCGTCTCTGCATTGCTCAGTGATTGAGAGCCGTCTGTGCGAAGACCAGAGATGGAGCTTGGGGTCTTCATAGAGCTGCCGGTCATGTTCGAGAGCAGTTTCAGCAGTGGTGCGTAGTCAGACTTGTTGCCCCCGGTGTCTTCCACGCTGAATTCTACGGAGTCGAATGACACCACTGCGTCATCTGGCTCAATCCCGGCAAGTGCTGTCTCAACATCGGCCTTGACCTGTGCCAGGTACGCCGCCATTTTCTTGGGATCGTTCTTGGTTTCCTGACTGGCTGTGGCCGCAATCTGCTCAGTGATGAGCTTGGCGACCAGACGGCTGTGTCCGGTTTTGCGAACGCCACGGCGAGTGTCCTCCAGGAATTCCTGCAACATGAACGACTGCTTGAGGCCGGCGCGGAACAGTGAGAACGCATAAGCGTCTTCTGCTTCCAGGTTGCTCTCAGCCACAAAGAACGTCGGGATGTTGAGATTCACATCCTCGCCACCGCTGGAGGCTTTCTGAGTCGGGTAATAGGCACCCTTACCATCAGACTTCTTGCTGAGGGTGTTGTAGGCGACGACCTGGATGCGATCTGGCAGCATCTGATCATTCAGGACCAACTCACCTGCGCAGCCGCCTGTCAGGCCCACCTCGCGGATGAGGGTTTCCTTGACGGCGTTGATCGAGCGCTTGTGGTTGAAGCCCTTGCTGTAATCGCTGAGGGTATCCATCAGTCCCATGATGTACTGGGCGATCAACGTACCTTCCTTCGACGCAGCGTTGGTCTCGCTGTCGTAGGCGATTACATCGTGTTCGGTTTTTGCAATCTGAACCATGGAGTAGACGGCGGTGGACATCATGCCGTCTTGGGCGGCGAGCGCCCGGATGATCGCTGTGGAGTCCCCTCGCTTACGGAGGACGCTGGACAGCTCTTCTACAAACCGCTCATACGGATTTGAGATGTCAGAGTCCCGTTCCCCTGCATAAGGAGTGCCGGAACGCACCTTGCCAACCTGCCGCTTTGGCAAGATGACTTGCTGCTTTTTACCTGACGAGACTGCGGCCATTGACGATCACCATGGAGTACATGAGCGCCATTTTATGTACAAATGTACATTTGTACAAGCCTGTCAAGAAATCAGGTTATCAGACAGGTAATTATGACCTTTCCCGGTTTCCCAAATTTTTTCCCAAATGGACTTTTAAGGGGTCGATTTTCCCAAAACTGAACCCAATTTTCCCACTGTGTCGAACCGAAACGATGGGTAAGTGGTTGTTTTCTGGGTCGTGGTGGATCGAGACGGGTAAGCGTTGACAACCATGTCTTATCAAAAGGTTTTCAAAACGCCTTTAATATCAGGCGGTTACAAGCGTCGGTATTTTTCGTTTCCCATTATTTTCCCAATTTCGACATTTCAAGCATGTCGGCATCGGAGCTGATCCACTTCGCATACCGGCTCAAAAGCACCGGCACTGTGTTTCCCAACTGCTGAGCTACAAACGCAGGCGTGATGCCTGCCATGAGGCACACCGACGCATAGGTGTGGCGCATAGAATACGTGCTTCTGACACGAATACCAGACTCCACGAACGCCTGGTTCAGCCGATCACGGAACGTGGTGAGGCTCTTGAATCCCTCTGGCGCCCGGTACGTCCAGAGTAGCCTATGGGAAACAGGATTGCCCTTTCCCAATTCCAGCAGCTCCTCAAACGCCTGGCGAGAGAATTCGTTCATCAGTACGATCCGGTTTTTCTTGGTCTTGGTGTACGCCTGCACCTGCCCTTTTGAAATGAGCTTCGTCACTGATACTCGTCCGGTGCTGAGCATCACGTCCCGCTGTTCCAGTGCGATCATCTCGCTTGGCCGCATACCTGTCCAGAATCCCAGAACGTAGTACAGGTAGATCGGCCTCTGCCGGCCAGGGTACTTCTTCTCCAGCCAGGCGAGCACAGTGTCTCTCTCCTCTGGGGTCAAAGGGTCAGGTTCGGTGTCGGTATCTTTGGTGATCTTTAATGCTTCAGCCGGTGACTTTGGTATGTACCCGTAACTCACTGCCAGGGCCATGACTTTTCTCAGGGCGCTGTAGGCGATGTTGCGCACGGACTGGGAGGTGAACTTCTGCGCCCGGCTCCATGCCACCAGGTCACCCTCTGTGCAATAGCGCACATCTACCTGAGCCAGTTCTGGCATCACGTAGGCATTGAGCTGCTGTCGGTATGACGTTCTGCTGTTGGCAGGCATCCCGCTGTTATCGAGAAAATCCTGTGCCAGGGTGCAAAGGAGGTACTTCGGATTGGCTTCAGAGTGTTCTTTGGCGTGGGCGTATTCAGGGAAGTGGTCAGCGAGATATTCCAGTGAGAGTATCCCGCTTTTGGCGCGTAGGATTATCTCAGCACGAAGGGCTGAGGCTGCTGCGAGGTTTTTCGGGCTCGGCTTGCGCGGCCAGATTGGCTCGTACCGCTTCTTGTCCCAGCTGAAACGGACTTGGATGCCTGAGCCGTATGGCCGGACGCCCGTTGGATACTGCTTTTCACCCACGCTTCCACACCTGATAGAGAAACCCAAATCTGGCCATCGGGATCGCGGAAGAACTGTACGCCCTCCTCCCACTTGCCATCTTTGATCTTGCCTTTGACATACTGATCGCCTTTGCCGATCAGGTCGCAATATGCCTTGTGCGGCATTACATCCATTTTAACAGGTGTGGTCATGTTGGTCACTTTTGGTCAGAAGCTAGTTGGTATATGTCCAAATGTACATTGCCTTGTGTATAAGTGTCAAATGTACATTTGGACAAAGGTTGGAGTTACCGTCTGAACGCAGCCAACGGGTCTCTCAGGCGCTCAGCATCCTCGTCGAAATCGGAGTCCCGCATTTTCACCCCGGAGACCCCTGGTAACGCGCCGACCACATGTGACCGTCCACCTTCTGACGCGATCAGAAATGCCAAATAGGTATAGTTCAGACTGTGCCCGAAGTGGTCTGGGCCGGTCTTCACGATGACCTCGATCATGTCCCCGGTACCGTCTTCCCGGGAGATTTTCTTGACGTTGGTGACCTGCTCCTTGAACACATCCATGATCGGCGCCGCATCCCGGCGCGGGTACTGGATGTAGCCGGTGTTGTGCAGCTTCATCAGGTCGGAGAACATGTTCGTCCTGTTGACCTTGGCCACCGGTTCGGCAGCAGGATCATCCGGCAGTTCGTAGGTCTTCAGGCCCACTTTCTTCACGTACTCCACCGCATAGGCGTTGACGCCATTCATCCAGCCCCAGGACGTGAGTTCTCGTACCAGTGTGATGTCTGGCCCGGCGTCCATACAAAACGTCCTGACGCCAAAATAGGCGATCCTGGCCATGATCTTGTTTTTGGCTGGCTTGGCCTGGGTGTGGTGAATCTCCTCCGCGTAGACGATGTGCATCGACTTGCCTTGTGGGATGGCCACAGTGAAGTGACAAATCTTGCCTACGTCCATCCCGGCAACCGCATTGGAGAAGATGATCCGCATGAGGGCACCCACCTCCACCTGATCCTCGATGTAGGCCTTCCACTGCGCCTGCACCTGGGTCCTGAAGTTCTCAGTGATGAATACCGAATCAGCATCCTCATACTCAAGGCCGAGTACGAAGTTGTAGAAGTCCATGGTACGTGCGTATTCAGGGAACTGTGTCAGGATCGACTTGGGAGTGTTGTAGGTCGGTACATCCCACGGACTGATCTGGTAGGAACTCTCAACCCGATCAGGGTGCTTGCGCACCCACTGCCGCTTGGCAGGATCAAGCAGGGAGTTCTGTAGGTCGTGGCCGCACTTCTCGCACTTGAGATAGGCGTTCTGGTGCAGGCCTCTGTCCATGAGCATTCTGACAACCTGGCCATCCAGCTCATCGAGCGGGTTGTCCCACCCAGGGATCACAAAGTCCTTGTACCAGCTCGGTGCCTGATAGTGATTGCACTTCTCGCACTGCACCATGTAGTACGCCTGACTGCCGGATTCAAATGCCTCGGCCACCCCGAAGTTGGGCAGCGTGGGAGTGCTGAACTTGTAGTGATACCCACGGTAGCCATCCTTGTTCATCGGGGCGTGACGCAGGCGCGATGACATCTTGCCGATGACTTCTAGGTTGGAGAAGTCCAACTCGTCGTTTACGACATAGGTAGCAGGTACTGAGATCGCAGATACGTCACCGAAGGTACCAGTGACATAGATGACGTTTGAGTTGGTGAAAATCTTCTGCTCTGCAGCATCAGCGCCGCGCTTCAACATCCCGCTCAGGGTCTCTGACTGAGCAATGGTCGAGTCGATACGGTCTTTCGAGAATCGCATGGCGAACTGCCGGGTCGGGAGTGTGTAGATCACACGGACGTACCGGGCAACAGCCGCGATGGTCAGCAGTTTTCGCACCTGCAGCTCTGACAGGCCGATCTGTGAGCACTTCTTGACAGCGATACGGGAGGCAGGATCGTCGAATATCTCCTGCTGCATCTCGTGGTCCTGAAAGCTGAATGGCCGGCCCTCAATGCTGGTGTGCTTCTGCACCCACTCGGAGTGCTTCGCCTGCCCTTCTATCGAGTCCACGCGGGAGTTAATGCGTGTGAGGAAGCCTTCTGTAACGGTATCTGCCATCAGTTTTGCCTTTACCTATTTATGGTTTAACCAAATAACTTGATGGCAAAGGCTGATTGTGCGATATTGGCTTTGCCGCTAGTTCTTGGTCGTTCTAGTGGTCTTTTGGTTAGGGAGCTGGGTTGGTCCCCAGCTTTCACGGCCCCACAGGTTTGGTCGCCTGTGGGGCCAACTTGTTTGTGTAGCCTGAAATTCGATATAGACTCCACAACGTCAAACACTCAGATGCTCATCCCGACGTTCCCAGTTGAAGTTCGGGTACCACGTGACCTTCATCGCCACCCCGTTCAGCCACACCTTCGCTCCAAATGGGCACCACCCCTCCACCAGCTTATGCAGCTGGGTAAAGTCAGCGTCCCTCACGTTCCAGTACCCTGGCAGCAGGTTCATCAGCGTGTGAGCGAAAATGAATATCTTGCGGGAGCGAGTGATGGTACTTATCGGCATCTTGGTCGTGCGCTGAGCACTGACGTAACTCCAGATCAGCATGAACTGCTTGTACCTTGTGACGCCACGATGGCCAATCGGAAGAATTGTGATGAACGTAATCAACGCCTTCACCATCTGAACAGCGTAATGCCCGAACACCGCGCTCAGAAACGCCGCCCAAAAGATCGGAAAGTCCCACATCAAAGCAAAGAAGCTCAGCAACCACACCTCAGCAAAGCTGTAACTGCCTGAGTTCATCAAACCTTGAAGTTCGCCGTACATCAGAAATGCTCCTCGGAGGGGTCGAAGGCATCCTCATCCTCTGGAGGATTCTGCTTCAGCATGATTTCGACCCGCTGAAGCTCATGCTTTTCCAGCGGAGCGTATGGATCGAGCCCGTAATCCAGCCACACGTCAATCCTCGGACAGTCGCAATCGGCCACATGCTCGTGGTGGATGGTGCAGTGGAAGTCATCGCAGTAGGAGCACTTGATCCACGTGGGTATGCCCGAGGCATACCCGAAACTTGAGTAATGCTGGCACTGGACTGAAGTCATTGGACGCCCTCTTGCAGGGGAGATTCTTGCAGAGGAAATTGAGGCAGAATCATCACTCTTCCTCCCCCAGAATCCGATTAAGCTCCGTACTCCGCGTTGGTGAAGTCATCACTCTTCCTCCCCCAGAATCCGATTAAGCTCCGACACAAACAGGTCGCGCTGCGTCGGCATCAGTTTGTCGATAGCCGTATGCACAGCCGCTTCGATCTTCTGGAATCGCTCTGTGTTGACCAGCTCCTTGTGCTTCTGCATCAAGGTCTTGAGCATCTGATCATTCGCCTGCAGGACGTACTTGGCATCCTTGAAATCGAAGTCGGGCCTGATCT